AGCGAAAATACAAAAGAAGAAAAGAAAGAGATATTAATAAAAGGGCTTGAGATTGTAAAAAAATCAATCAAATAAAGTATTAATCAGATAGGGAATAAAATTTATTCCCTATCATAAAAATAAAATTATTATGTTATTATTTGGTTTGTTTATTATTTTATTAGTAGTTTTTGTTAGTGCTTTATTTGTAGTTTATATTCTTTTAAAATCAAATCATAGAATAATATCTACTATTATTGACGTGCAAACTTTTCAATTAATTAATATAGAGCAATTTTTATTACTTGAACAAATAAGCATGAAATATTTAAATGAAGTTGAATATACAATTTATAAAAAATTTTCTTTTAAAACTTTTTTATTATACTTATGTTATTGTTTAAACGAACAATTTGAAGAAAATTTAAACAATCATTTAATAGATAATTAAGAAAGCGCAAAGGGACAAAATTCTATTTGTCCCTTACTTTTTATTTTCAAATGTTAAATTTAAGGGAACCGTAGTCCGTTTTTAGTACCCCACGATTTTAGGCTTTCGCATTAAGGGGTACCTTGAAGGCAAATACACATTTTTAGTACCAGGAAATTTTGACACCTCGTATTAGAGGCATGCCAAGATATCCCACACCACACATGCCCACATAACACACAAAGAAGCCAGAGACCTAATATCCCTGGCTCTCATCCACCTTATCCCTCTGGTAGATTACAATATCAAAGTTCTTTCTATAAACCAAAAACTTTATAAAATATGGAAGAAAAAACATTATTCAAACTAGCACGTGCAATTACAGATACAGGTACAGATACTGTATCTTCAGAGGGTGGTACTATAACCTACCGTATCACTTCCCTCAAAAGGAAACTGGTAAATGGCAAAGTAGTTTCAACCTCTACACCATCTTGTACTTTGGGCTCAGCCCAACTTACGTGGGCTATTTGGGGAGGAGTTACCGTTGGGGATGGTTACTTAGATGTAAAAATTAACTATTCAAAAAATACTGGGTCCTCAAGGTCTACTACTCTGACATTTACCCAAAATGGGTCTAATAACAAAATCAATCTCACAGTAACTCAAGAGGCTGGTGTAACCTATAGTGGATACATAAAAATGGTTTCAAACACATTGCCTTTAGGTAGTGATAAATTTAATACTGCTCAAATCCTTGTGATGGCCTATTTAAAGGGTAGTGATGGGTCTAAAAAGCCAGAAACTCCCCATGTGGGTAATGCTCCCGATTGGTGCTCAGTATCCGTTGCCCCAGTGGGTACTCTTGAGAACCATTACATGTTATCCCTGACCGCTTTATCGAGTAATCAAACTGGAGCTAACCGTTCAGGGCATATCCTCTTAACCTGTGGGGATACTAGCCTTAGTATACCAGTTACTCAGAAGTCACAAGGGGCTTCAACATTCACTCTCTCTGGATTGCCCATAGGTACAGGCTACTATCTCTTTGGCAGGGGAGCTAGGCCACAGAATACACCATCTTCAGATCAGATGTATATACAGGGTCTCTCAGCAACTGGTACTATTACTATGAAGATTCCATTCTATGCCAATGACTCAGAACCTGGTTCTCGAATAGAATGTACTACTGGAGATAAAGTAGCTGTATATACTAAATCAGGTGCTACCTGGATATTAGAGGGGTCATTTATAGTACCAAGTGCAGGAAAAACAGTATCAATCTAAAAACATTATACATTATGGAAAATAAAGTTCTTAAATTAGGGGGGGGGGAGATCTACCCAAGATGTATATGCAGAAATAAGACAGGGAAACTCTGAGAGATGGACAATACAATCTCAAAAGCGTAAGTATGTAAATGGCAAATTGTCCGGAGTTATTGGAGTTGGTTATTCTGCTAGCATCAATACCCCGGACTATGTTCTGGAGGAAGACAAGAGTAACAATGGTATTCAGATTACTGCACGAAATGACGGTACTTCTGGGCTTTGTGTACTTACACAAAATGAATCTGGTAATAAAATAAATCTACACCTTACTACTCCTGAAGAAAAAGAATATTGGGAAATACACTTTAATCCTATAACCATCAATGGAGTAGACACGAGTGCTTTTTTTAAGGTTACTACCAATATTAGTGGCGAAGGTGGATCTATGGCTGATGGTAACAGAAATAAGAATTGGATAGTAAATCAAAATAGATATGCTATTAATGTCTATATTGCTAACCTGTACCCGGGAAATTTCGAAATGTTGTCTTGGTCCTGCCTTGATAAGAATGGTAATGCTTTTATTCCTAGCTACAATTTACCAAGTAATTCATACTTTACAACAAAAACAACTGGATTGGGTTCCTATACTCTTACAAAAGTTTCAACTCCCTCTGCTAGCAGTGATACTCCTATACTCTCCAGTAGGTTTAACCCCACTAAAAAATATCCATTAGATTTGAATTTTTATTGGGTAGCTCCAACTTAATACCTGTATTAAGATAATATCCCAATTATAAAAGCAATTACCCAGAATATCAGAGCCAAGGTATATGCAACAGAATATCTATGCCATGGATACCAGCAGGTAATATAAGAATCTACTTTTAGTATTTCTGGATGTTCTTCTTCGTATTTTTTATCTTCTTCTCTAGAATCATACTTATATAATATGAAGAAAGGTAAGAATACGAAGAAGATTATTAAAGTAACTGGGAATAAGAGTAGGAGAATTATCTCCCACCCTTGCATTGATGTCCCAGCATAATCACCGTGTCTATCAAAAAAGAATCTCATAGCAACTTATGTTTTAGGTACTTGGTTAATAGGTAAATCGGAAATAGAGGTAATACTATCCATACCGATATGAATAATATCAGGGAATGAATCCTATGAGTGTACGGTAAATAATCTAAGCAAACCCTTACGAAGAATACCGTGAATGGCAAACATACCAAGTAAATTATAGCTAATACCGTAATCATTGTTCTCTGAAGTATTTGTTAATAATCTTGGTAAGTTTCTTATCAAATTCAATCATCATATTTAAAGCATCCGTATCTTTCATATTATTTATTTCCTTGTCAAGGAATTCTATATTTCTCTTAATCGAGAAATAAGCCTTGTATGCAAGGAATATTCTTTCATTCTCTTCCGTAATAGGAAGAACTTCCCCCTTTTGCCCATCCAATCTTGGATATGTATTATCTGGACCGAGAGTTCTTGCAACTTTTACCCGGTTACTAAGCATTGCAAATCCACCTTTCTTATCAATAGATTCTACTGTTACTTTCTCTGTGATTGGTCTTCCTGATAATACGAAGATAACCTCATCCCCCTCTTTGAGCTTTTTGATTTCTTTCTTTTCTTTTTTCATATCTATTTTATTTAGAAATTTTCTTTATGCAAATATACGAAATTATTCTTTGTTTATTGCATTATCTATTTTATTTTTAATAAATTCATAGGCATTACCCCGGTAATCCTCTAGCATTTTGTATTCCTGTGGAGATAGAAATATTCCGTTTACTTTAAAAGCATCTCTTAGATGTTCTGGTATAGTGCCTTGATGAGTGATGTTATTATAACGGATGATGAAAAGTTTCTCTTGGTCTTCATCAATAACTCCAAGAGTGTTGACTGGTTGGAGTTTAGTTTGGTAAATCCCTCCAAAAGCAGAAGGAACCATTAGAATACTTCCCGGTATTCTAGTTATCCAATGGGAATAATCGGGAGTAATTACGGCAATTTTCTTCTCTTTTTCAAGTTCTTTATCATAAGCTAATCGATTAAACCAAAAAGCACATTTAAAACAAACTTGTTTTCTTGCCATAAGTTGGGGAATCTCTCTAGTTTCATCGAATTCCTCTAAATTAATTGGTTTGCCACATATCTGGCATTCATTTTTCTTGCCCATATTGCATTATTTTATAAGTTATATATGATAATAGAACCTCGAAACATCCTAAAAATGGGTTATAAGCAATACTTTTGTTACTAAAATTGAACCATTAAAACTGATAAGTTATGGATAAACTAACAAATGAAATGATTAAAGACCTTGCTATTCGCTTAGGTCTAGAACCTGCTCTATTGAAGGCTGTTCAATTGGTAGAAGCAGCAGGTAGAGATGGGTTTTTAGCTGATGGTAGGCCTCAAATTCTCTTTGAGGGTCACATTATGTACAAAGAAGTACATAAGAAATTCCCTGACAGAGATTTAGCTTACCTTTGTAAGAGATATTCTACGATTTTCTTCCCTAAATGGGATAAATCGAAGTACTTGGGAGGTGTACACGAGTACAAAAGACTCGAATTAGCCAAAGAAATTGACGAAGAATGTGCATTGAAGTCTGCAAGTTGGGGTATGTTCCAGATTATGGGTTTCAATCACAACCTCTGTGGGTGTAAAGATGTCTTCGAATTTGTTCACAAAGTGTCGGAATCTCATGCAAATCAACTAGAACTCATGCATTATTTCATGAAAAACTCTGGTTGTTTGAGTAATCTCAAAGAAAAGGACTGGGCTGGCTTTGCCAGAAAATACAATGGTCCTGGATATGCCCAGAATGCCTACGACCAAAAACTAAGAAATGCTTACGAAAACTTCAAAGATAAATTATGAAAAGATGTCACTTTAACAGCTGGGTAGCAAAGGTATTCCTTTTCCCCAGTTACAAAGCAATTACTCTGGTGTATAACTCGTTCTTCAAACACAAAATAGAAGAGTGTAAACCTGATGATATCAATCATGAGTGTATTCATCAGATACAGCAGATTGAGTGTAGTATAGCGGGTTTGATACTCGGTATCATACTCTGGTTATCCTTTGATATATCCTTCTGGTGGGTAGTGGCCCTGGTTTTTGGATTCTTCTATCTCTGGTATATTATCGAATACATAATCATCAGGTGCTTTGCCAAGTGGGATAAACAGAATGAAAGGTATCATGATGTAAGTTTCGAAGAAGAAGCTCACAACAATGATAAGAATCTGAGTTATTTGGAAGACCGTAAGCCATTTGCTTGGATTAAGTACATTAAATTGAGAAGCTACAAGAAATGAAAAAATTAAAAGTATTAGGGGTGTCTGCTGGTGCAGGCATCCTTTTGTTCCCTTTTAGAAAGAATTTGATAGCTAATATAGAAACTCGAGGAGTATTTTATACTAAAGGCTTAGAGCAGTGGAAATTGAACTTTGGTGGTATACCCTATTATAAAGATGAAACCCTCCCAGATTGTAAGCCAGACATTATACTTTCAAGTCCAGACTGTGGAGCATCTTCTATTATGAGGCTTTCAAAAGTAAAAGAATTGGGCAATCCCCAAGAGAATAAATCCCTGAATCTAGTAATTCAATCAATCTTACATTATAAACCTAAGATATTTCTTATTGAAAACTTACCTCGTTTGCTATCTTTGCTCCCAAAAGAATATCTTCAAAAAACCTTTGAAGACTATAAACTTATTTTTCACGAAAGGTCTGTTTTAGACTATGGAAACTCTCAGGAGTCAAGGAAGCGTTTACTCATCATTGGAGTACATAAAAAGACCGGTAAGAAATACTTGAATGCTTTTGATGAAGTATTCCAAGTAAAAACTCCAACAACTACTAGAAATCTACTTAAACCACTCACATTCTCTCAGGAAAATAATACTAACCAGATTCCATTCATGAGTAAAACTCTGGCAATGTATGACTATCGAAAACTCCCTGAGAAGAAAAATCTCACAGTAGCAAAGATACATAGACTCTGGGTTAGAGATTTCAAGGATGAAAAGAAATGGCCTATCAAAACTGCAAAGATGAGTACTCTCCCGGGAGTATATCGATTAGAGTATGATAAACCCCCATTAACCCTCAGACCTGCAGATAGGCAATTTAGACCTGATGGCTACCCTTTGGGAATCGAAGACTTCAAGGCAATTATGGGATTCCCTGATAAATTCAAAGTTTACCTTCATAAGAATGGTGATACCTTCGAAGGCGATTTTAAGGATTACCATTATTGGCTTAACAAGGCAAGATATACAATTGCCAAAGGGGCAGTAGGTGAAATAGGTTATTGGTTTAAGGAATGCCTCAAAAAGGCAAATACCAAGAAACCATGAGTTTCAGCTTTATATATAAAGTCTTATATATAAGTTTCTGGGGTACCTTGAAATATATAGATATATAATATACTACGTATATATATCTATATATTTATCTGCGTATATATAGCTATTCATATATCATATCGTAAGTAGTATATTTGGATATTATCTCACTTCGTTCGATAAAGGTAATCGCTAAGCGATTACCGAATAGATAGTATCATTAAAGCGTGCGAACTTCCTAAAATTTTTGAACATGAAGAATTTAAAGAAGGCCTTGTTTATTGTACTTCTAGGATTTACTATTTACCTTTGCTTCAGGAATTACAAACTTTCTCGAGAGGTTGATTCCTTAGAACTAGCGGTCAATGAAATCCCAGATACGGTATACACAGAGAAACCCTTCAAACCAGAGAAGAAGTACTCAGAAAAAATTGAACCAGGTAAAATCTTAGTTCATGATAATAAGCAGCCAACTCTCTTTCCTGATTCCATGCTAAGGCAGCCAGTTATCAGTAACCAAGATTCCCTGGTTCAAATTGTTTTGAAGAAAGATAAGTTGAACTTAAGTCTGTTCAATAAGGAGACTAACACTTATTCAACTAGACTATTCCCAATCGACTTAGATAAGTACAACTACAACTGGTATGAAGGTCAATTAACTCGAAAGAAAGTTGCAAGGTTATCACTTAGTCCATACGTCTATGGCAAATACAGACCTTTCAATAATCTATTCGATATGGGAGCTGGTCTTTCAATCAAGACTAAGAGATTTAATTACAAATTCGGAGTCAATACCTTTTACTATCCGAAGATAAAATCTGGGATAGGTACTGACATAGAATTTCAAATAACGTATAACTTTTAGATATGGCAAAGACTATCTCAGAAACTAGAACTACTTTAACTCGAGAAGAGCTATCAAACTTATCCCGAGTTTCTAGTGATGTTTTCTTTTTTAGCCTTTTTTGCTATGTGATACATCCAGTAAGAGGAAAGGTAAGATTCGATTTATACCCCTTTCAGAAATCCGTTCTCTACAATTTCATTGCCCAACGATTCAATATCATTCTCAAATTCCGTCAGGCAGGAATTACAGAACTTATTTCTATGTACTGTCTTTGGTTGGCGATGTACCATCCCAACAAAAAGATAAACATTATATCTATCAAGGACACAACAGCTAAGAAGGTACTTAAGAAGATTAAGTTCATGTACAAGAATCTTCCATGGTACCTTCAAACTCCCATAATCAATGGTAGAGCCGGAGAATACGGTTCTGCTTCCATGATAGAATTTGATAATGGGTCATTTATTGAATCAATTCCGACATCATCCGAAGCCGGTCGTTCGGAATCCCTTTCTCTTCTGGTAATTGACGAGGCAGCAGTAGTAAGATGGGCTGCTCAAATTTGGGCTGCTGCATTCCCTACTCTTTCCACTGGTGGAGCTGCCATCGTCAATTCCACTCCCTATGGAGTTGGTAATTTCTATCACTCAACTTGGGTAGATGCCATTGCAGGAGGTAATCCTTTTAACCCAATTCGATTATACTGGCAAATGCACCCAGAACGAGATATCAATTGGTATAACCAAATGTCTTCTGCTTTGGGAGCAAAACGAACTGCACAAGAAATTGATGGTGACTTCTTATCATCTGGTAATACAGTCTTCGACTTAGCCGATATTAAAGCTATCGAAGACTGCCTTAGTGATTACCCAGTTATTAAGAAGAGATTTAATGGTCAATACCGACAATTCTGTGAACCCGAATCAGATAAAGAATATTTCATTGGTGCAGACGTTTCAACTGGTAGAGCTTCTGACTACTCTTCATTTACTTGTATGGATAAGCTAGGAGAAGAACAAGTAGTATATAAGGGAAGAATGGCAGTGGGAGCTTATGCTAAGTTACTTGGTGATACTGGGAAGTTGTTTAACTGGGCAGTAATAGCTCCAGAATCCAATGACGTTGGTTTATCAGTAACTTCTAAGCTTCAAGACGAAGGCTACCCTAACCTTTACTACTACCAGAAGATGCTGAAGAAAAAAGGTAAAAGTAGACCTGAAATGGATAAATCCCCTGGTTGGTTAACCACCCAAAAGAATCGTTCAGTGATAATAGAAAACTTGGAAGAAGATATTCGATTAGATCACGTAATCATTAAGGACCCATTCTTTGTACAAGAAGCTTATACCTTCATTTATGATGGTTTAGGTAGACCTGTTGCAATGGGTAAACATAGGGCTAACAATTCAGCTGTAGATGTAGACCTTGAAGGAGATGTATATGCCGATGATGATATCTTTGGAAAAGCAATATGTAATCACATAAGGAAAGGAAAAACTAACGTAATCGTACAACCAAGATGAAAAAGTACTTCAATTTTAGTTGGGGTTGGGGACGTAAGAAGGACCCTCCCAAGAATGGTACATCCTCTAATAAAGAGGAAAAGCCTGCCACATCGATTTCGCCTGGTAGGGTTTCAGTTGACGATGATAGCGATAACTTAATTACATCATTACAAGGGTTGACTAAATTAGTTGAACCCTCTTTTCGTGTTGATGTGATACCTTTAATTCGGGATTTATATAAGGTAAATCCTGATATGGGCATTGCATTGCAAGATATGTTTAAGTTAGCTAACACCAGTCATACAGTAACTTTCCCTAATAATACCGATGAAGAGGCTTCAAAGATGAGAGAACATCTTAAGAAAGCCACCAAGGGATGGACCAGATATACTGCTGGTATAGATGGTTTAGTTAATAAAATGATTGTTCAACTTCTTGTAAGTGGGGCAATATCCGTAGAAGGAGTACCAAATGATAAGCTTGATGGTTTGGCTACTGTATTATTCCTTAAGCCAGAACACATCAAGTTTAAACGTGAATTAAATGGGGTGTATGCTCCTTACCAAAAGAATATGAATTTCTTTGTTAAGCAACAAGATTACATTAAGCTTAACCCAGAAACCTATTTCTATGTTGGTATGTTCAATGATACCGATGAACCTTATGGAGTTCCTCCATTTATGCCTGCATTGGATTCTCTCAAAGGACAAAATGATATGAAGATTAACTTCAAACATATCATGGAGATTTGTGGTATGGTTGGTTTCTTAGAAGCTAAGATGCAGAAATCTCCACAAAGACCAAATGAGAGTATAAAAGCTTATGAATCCCGATTATACCATGAACTTAATATCCTTAAACGTAATGTTAAAGAGGGTATGAAGGATGGAGTAGTTGCTGGTTACATAGATGACCATGAATTCAAACTTAACTCTACTACTAAGGAACTCGGTAATATCGAGAAGCCTTGGAATATGAACCAACAATCTGTAGCAAATGGGTTGGGAGTTAATGGCTCTATCATTGGGGTATCATCTACTACTGGTGAAGGTGCAACGGGTATAATGCTGTCTAAGATGATTAGCCAGTTAAAAAATATCCAAATGCTTGTAGCTTATGTATTGGACCGACTTTATTCTCTAGAACTGCGTTTGGCAGGCTTTAATAATAAGGGAATGAAGATTGATTGGGGAACTTCTACAGTTTCTGATGAAGTTAAAATCCAACAAGGTCTTCAGTATAAGATACAGAACCTTGACTTATTGTATAAGGCTGGTATCATTAGTCAAGAGCAATATGCTTGGGCAATGGGTTATGATTCTCCTGATGAGAAAGAACCAAGAGTTTCACTTGAGGACCAATTTGCTAAGGGAGGTAATATAGACCCCCAAGAAGGAACTAAGAAGAAACAAAGGCAAGATGATAAAAACCAATCTGCTCGTAGGTCAAGAGATAAGACAAACCCGGCTCCTTCTCGAGGAGACCAAAATACTAAAGCAAGATGAGTAAATTCACAAAGAAAAACAAAGAGCATCTTGATTCTATGGTGATAGGTCAAGGCCATACCATTATGGCTGGGTATATCCCAGAAGCAGTGGGAGCCAAGGCTTTCTCAGAGAATTATTACAAATGGAAAAACCCTACACCGGATTCCATTGCTCAATTTGGATTTTGGGGAGGGGATATAGATTATAATACTTATTATCCCAACCTGGACAAATCGGAATTAACTCCTAAGGACGAAGAGTTTATCGAACCTATGTTCCGATTACTTTCGGAAACAATCGTATCGAAAAATTGGAATCCTACAGACTTCGGTCAAAATGGAGTACTAAAGGCTTCTATGAAGATGCTGCTTGGTCAAACAGTAAACTGTGACCATGAAACAAACATCGGTAATGCTATTGGAGCTGTATCACAAGTAATGTGGCAGGAATCTTATAAAGACGGTAGCTTTACTATACCAGCAGGTATCAACGGTATTCTGAAGATTGATGGTAAGGCAAATCCAAGAATTGCTCGAGGAATTCTTATGGAGCCACCCTCAATTCATAGTAATTCGGTTACTGTACAATTTAAGTGGGATAAATCCCATCCCCAAATGGAAGATAACGAATTTTATCAGAAACTGGGTACTTATGACTCTAAGGGAGTTATGGTACGTAGAATTGTTACTGAAATTGTTCGTTACCTTGAGACCTCACTAGTTTCACATGGTGCTGATTCATTTGCCCAGAAAATTGGTTCGGATGGTAAAATCATTAACCCAACCTTTGCCAAAAGAACTTGGGCATCTTATGAAGAATACAGAGATGATAAATCGAAGCAATACTTCTTTACTGATTATAAATCAGATTTAACATCATATCAAGAAAAGAACGATACTCAGGGTTCTTTTAATGATAATGATGCCAATGATAATCATTCAAATAAAAATAACATGAACGAAGAATTACTAAAATTTCTTGAAAGCCTTTTCGGGGATAATATGCTTACCCTGGAAGAAGGTAAAGAGATGAATCAGGAAAATGTAATTGCCTGCATTCAGACTTTGGTATCATCCAGAAACGAATTGCAAACTTCGGTAGATAATCTTACTACAGAGAAAACTTCTCTTACGGAACAGATTACCAACTTGAATGCCGAAGTAGCTAACTTGAAGGAAATGGCAACTGTAGGAAAGAATCACATTGCTTCTCTCCGTGAAAATGCCGTAGAAACTTACAAGAAGTTGATGGGTGATAAGGTAGATGAGACAATCGTTACGATGCTCAATGCCGAGACTACTGGTATTACTACTCTTGTTTCCTTGACAAAGGATTACCAAGCTCGCTTGGAAGAGAAGTTCCCTCTCACTTGCTCAAAATGTGGTTCTAAGGACGTCAACCGTGCTTCCTCAATTGCTGAGGATGATACCGAGGGTAAAACTGGAACCCAGGGTACTGATACCCAACGGAATTCAGAATCTCCGAGTACTAAGAATGTAATCGATAACTTGTATCGAAACAAAATCAAATAACTAATATAAATAATCCGCGTTATGGAAAAAACTAAAATCGTAAACGACCCTCAGCAACTTACTCTCTTTGGGGAAAGAACCCCGAGAGCGGTGATTTACAAAAGTGAGTCACACAAATTGCACCAGGCTTTCAATGTTAAAGCTGGAGAGAAAATCGTACAGGGTATGCCAGTAGCTTTGAATGAAGAAGGTTTGATTTACCCTTGCACTGATGTAGCTACTCAAGTTTATTTGGGTGTAGCAGTAACGGATAACGTTAACCCTGCTTATCAACCTCAAAGAAATTTCCCGGTAGAGGTAACAGTAGCTATGGAAGGTTACATGATTTGTAACTGGGTATCAAACGAAGATATCGAAGCTGGCTATGTAACTCCCGATGGAGAATTGCTTAACGATAGATTCGTAAAAGCTAACCAAGCAACTTCAACCCAGTTCATTGCCCTTAATCCAGCAGAAGAGGCAAATGAGGTAATTCAAGTACTCATCAAATAAGAGAAAAGAAGTTATGGAAAATAAAATAGATATTACAAAGTTGAAGGCTCAGGATTTTATGAATGAGCTGCCGGAAATGGTAAGAAGCTTGGAAGCTGTTCGTTCCGGTTCACAGGACAAGAAGCCTGTAGAGGTAACTTTTGGAGAATTGGTTACCGGTAAATGGGGTATTTCAGAAGATGAACTTTTTGAAAAGATGGGCATCAATCCAAAAGTGGACACGATGCAGAACATCTTTACAATGCCCCAACAGAATATTCGTTGGATTGTTCCGGAAATCATCCGTGCTGCTATCACATTGGGTATGCGCCAGGCTCCGTTCTATCCAAATATCATTGCATCTGACCAACCAATCAATGGTTTACAAGCAATCATGCCGATGGTTAACATGTCGGATGCTGCCCCTGCAAAGGTTAATGAGGCAGAAACTATCCCATTGGGTGATGTTAGCTTCGGACAGAAATCAGTTAGCCTCTTCAAAATCGGAAAAGGTTTCAAACTTACTGATGAAGTTCGTAACTATGTTTCGCTCGATGTCTTGGGAATCTACCTTCGTGATTTTGGCGTTCAGTTGGGTTATGCTCTGGATACTCTGGCTATGGACGTTGCTATCAATGGTAACAACCCTGATGGCTCTGAGTCTGCCCCGGTAATCGGTGTATACGAAACAACTAATGGTATCACTTACAAAGACCTTCTGCATATTTGGGTACGTGCTGCTCGTATGGGACGTAACTTCCAAACTATGATTGGTGGTGAAGACCAGGCAATCGAAATGCTGAACTTGCCGGAATTCAAGGATCGTCACTCTGGTACTACAGAAGCTACCCTGAATGTTAAGTCTCCTGTTCCCAAGAATGCTGACTTCTACATTCACCCGGGTACACCCGACCAACAGTTGCTGTTGATTGATACATCTGCTGCCTTGATTAAGCTTACTGCTCGTCAGTTGATGCTTGAATCTGAAAGAATCGTTTCTAACCAGACTCAGGCAATCTATGCAAGCTTGACTACTGGCTTCTCTAAGATGTACCAGGATGCAACTCTGTTGCTGGCTGCTGACAAGAAGTTCTCAGAATTCGGCTTCCCCGAGTTCATGAACATAGACCCATATTTGATGGTTAACCTAGAATAATAAGGGACGTCCGGTTTCATCTATATAAATTCCCTGAGAGGGTAGGTAACTAAAAAAAAAAGACCTATCCTCTCTTTAATCATTTTTAAATCTTAGGAAATATGGCTAAAGATAAATATACAGTAACTGTGGGACCAAGAGCTTACAGTTTTCATGACCAATCAACTGGTATTACCGTTTGTAGAGGAGAAGACAAGGAACTCTCTCGTCGTCAATTCCGTGCACCAAAGATTCAGAAGGCAATTGCCTCTGGCCATCTGATTATCATTGCTGATAAATCAGAAATCGAAAAGTATTCAGAGGCCGACATCGAAAAGTTGGATAAGAGACTGAATGCTCAGTTCAAGAAAGGCATGACTCTTGAAAAACTTGCAAAGGGCTATTCCCTGGAAGAACTGAAACTGGTAGCAGGTCTTCATGAAATCGTTGCCGAGAAAGATGATACAGTAGAAACAATTCTTCAGGCTTTGCTGGAAGAATTCGAATCCTCTTCTAAAGGGTAATCTATGAAAATTACATAAGACAGACTAATATGAATAACAATCTGGACTTTTTGTACGTTACGTCAGGTCTGGAAGTTTCATTCAGAGTCATATCCAAAGTCCCGGCCAAATCTATTTTTGACTGGGACTTTGGCGATGATAAGGGAGAGGTTTTCAATGGTGGAAGACATGTTTCCTATTCTTATGAAACTCCCGGTTTCTATACCGTAACATTACATGTAACTAACTCTAGCGGTTTAGATATCACCGTAGATAAGACTCTGGTAGTTTGTGATTATGGGCATACGGCATTAGCCGATACAATATATAACTTAATCGACCATTATATCCCTTCAGAAATATCCGATGGGATGACCAGGGAAGAGAAATCTATTTACATCACTAAGTGGCAATATTACATTGGACCTCTAGTAAACCATACAATTGCACCAGATAAGTATACGGATGAATTATGGTATGAAGCACTAGAAAACCAATTAATAATGGAATTGGCTGCCTGGGATTTTCTCAATGTGAAGATACTTAATCTATTAACGAGTACTTCCGAATACTTAAGTCAATTAACTTCTACCAAAGAACAAACTGGTGATGGTACTTCTAAACCCGAACTTGCCCGAGGTGATAGGATTAAACAAATCACTACTGGGCCTACTGAAGTGCAATATTATGATACCTTGGCAGATGCTACAAGTTCCCTATGGAAAACACTTTCTCAAGCAATGCAACCAGGTGGATTAATAGATGAATTAAGAAAGAACCTTTGTATGTTAGCTTCACGATTGGAAATCTACTTACCATTCTGTGATGAAGTATTCAGAACCGTAGTTCCTAAAGTAGTTAACAGAAGGCAACCTGGAGTATTAGATGGACCCAACCCAAGTGCTCCAGTAAAAGGTGGTAAGAAATCAATCTTAACTAAGTTATGACAAAAGAACCCTGGAGAATGGTAAAGAACCGCTCTTGGGATAGATACAAGAAAATTATCACTGACTTCTTAGATTGGGATGCTGGTAGACAAACCATAACTTGGGCCAAACATGTTAATCAGCTTCTCAGTCATGCCGAAGACAGTATACCTAAATATTATAACATCCAAATCGAAGCATTGTGTTACTACAATGCTTTCAGAAACTGGCCTATCAACAAGGCAACCGTCTCAGGAGAATTGGATGACGAAAACTTATCAATACTAATTTCTAAATCTTATATAGAACAAATCGGTTATCTTACACCGGAGGGTTATTGGGATTTTAATTGGGAACAAGATAGGTTTGTAATTAATGGTATAACGTATAAGCCTTCTGGAGATACTCAGACTGCTCAGGCAAAGGATGAGGCCCTAGTTTTCATGGTTATCCTAAAGAGAGACCGAGATACCAAAATTGAATTTGTAGAATAAAACATTAAGTGTATGGCAAAGATGTTAGTACTGAGGTGGACCCCAATTACTACTTCCAGTGGAATCTGGTTTGATAGTAATCAGGTTATCCTTAATGGTACATCTGGAGTTCATATTGAAATGAAAGGTAATGGCAATGATGTAACGGCATTTCAATCAATGACCGGAAACAAATTTGTCACCTGCTTTCAAGATTACTTCGGTGATATCTGGGATAAAATAATACCTCATCCTGGTATAGGCCAGGTAATAAAGTTCCGTGTAAATAGGCTTCCTGATTATGCTTGCATACGGGGAGATATTGAGGACGGTGGAGATGTAGACCCCGAAAATCCGGATGTACCAATGAATGCCTTCTGTGGTTCAGAGGGAGAACCATTCAGGGATATCGATTCTGAATTCTTACTGGGTCGTCAACGTGCAGTAATTAATCCTTAAATTTTATAAAATATGTATGTAAGTAAGTATTATACCTGCGAAGAAATAGACCAGCGGTTATTACAGGGTTACTATGATGACTTTGTTAAAGCTGGCTTTGGAGGAACTATAAATGAGTTCTGGGCCTTCGTACTTTCTATCAAGAATAAGGTAGATAAGAAAGAAGGATACGACTTATCGAAAAATGATTTTACCGATGAGTTGAAGGCTAAACTTGATGGCATCGAAGAACATGCAAATTATATCACTAAAGTTTCTCAGCTTGAGAATGATTTGAAATATCAAACTGAGGAAGAAGTTAAACAGATGATTAGTGATTTGGTTGATGGTGCTGATGATGCCCTTGATACTCTTAAAGAGTTGGCAGAAGCATTGGGCAATGACCCCAACTTTGCAACTACTATCACTAATAAATTAACCGACCTTCGTACTGCTTTAACCGAAGAGGTTAATCGTGCTAAGGAAGCCGAAGCTGCTCTGGGTGCTGCAGTAGCTGCAGTTCAGGATAACCTAGAATATGGGTTAGACCAAATCAATAAGAAGATTGATACCGTTAAGGCAGACTTAAAAGCTGAAATCGACCGAGTTGAGAAGAAGGTAGATAAGAATGCTGAAGATATCAAAGACCTTGAAGATAAGGTAAATCAAGGTAATGGTGAACTTGAGAAGGAACTCAAGGATCTTATCCAAAAGGAAAAAGATGAACGTATTGCTGCCGATAATGAGATTAAGGAAAGTGTAAATGACCTTAAAACTCTCCATATCAATGATAAGGCATCCCTTGAGTCAAAGATTGCAGAAGAAACTGCAAATCGTACTAACGCAGATACTGTACTGGATTCTAAGATTAACGAAGAAATCACTAATCGCCAGGCAGATACTTTAGCTCTTCAAGGTAAAATTGACCAAGAGAAGGTAGACCGTCATTCTGAGGACCAAGTTCTTCACAATGAAATCTCTAAAGAGGTAACAGACCGTACCAATGCAGATAATGCTCTTCAAGGTAATATTGATAAAGAAGTTCAGGCCCGTACTGTTGCAGACCAAGTATTACAGAACAATATCGATTCAGAGGCTACTACTCGTGCTGCTCAGGATTTAGTTCTTGAACACAAAATCGAAGATGTAAAAGAGCAGGGTGTAGAAGACAAGGAGCAATTGCTTAATGCTATTGCTGCCGAGGCTGCTGCTAGAGAAAAAGGTGATAAAGATCTTGATACTAAGAAAGTAGATAAACGTGAAGGCTATTCTTTGACTAAGAATGACTTTACCGATATACTCAAAGCTAAACTTGATGGAATTGAGGAAAAGGCAAATTATATTACGCATCTTTCTCAGCTTATCAACGATTCTGGTTTCCAAACTGAGGAAGAGGTAAATGCAGCTATCCAAAAGATTATTGGTTCTGCTCCAGAAGTACTTGATACTCTTAAGGAAATTGCTGATGCCCTTGGAAATGACCCCAACTTTGCTGCTACCATTACCAAGAAATTGGCTGCAATCACAGAACAGGTTAACCAAGAAATCGAAGACCGAATTGCGGGTGATGAGGCAAACAGTGCTGAGGTAGCTGCTGAAGTTCAAGCTCGTAAGGATGCTGATACAGCTCTTGAAACTAAACTGAAAGAATATGTAGACAATAAGTCTGCTATTGGTGATGCTGCTCTTGGAGTTGTAAAAGACAATCTTAACAAGGAAATCCAAGACCGTAAAGATGCAGATGCCGCAATTCAATCTAGCTTGGATAAAGAGATTGCCGAAAGAAAGACTGCAGATGAAGCCTATACTCAAAGTCTGGCTAACGTTAACCAACGTATTTCAGACTTGGCATTGAGTATGCAAGAGTCTATCAATACATTGCGTAATGAGCTTACTGAGCAGGTAAATGCAAATACTACTGCTATTGCCACTAACCAACATAGTATTGAAAGAAATTCAGAGGCAATCACAAACTTAACTAAGACTGTAGGTGATAACTACAAGGAAGTTAAGGATATGATTAACGAAGAAATCATTGATCGTACTAATGCTGATAGTGCCTTGAGTTCTCGTATCGATACTCTCAATATCGACCTTAATACTGAGAGTGTAGAAAGAAAGGCTGCCGACCAAGTTCTCCAGGTTAACTTAGATAAAGAAGTAGCAGACCGTACTGCAGCTGATAAAGCTTTGAGTACTGAGTTTACTGCTAAGTTGGATAATACCAAGCAAGCTTTGAAATCCGAAGTAGCTAATATTAACACTAAGCTTGAACAAGAAAAGGAAAATCGTATTGCTGGTGATAATGCTTTGGGAGTTCGTATTGATTCTCTAGAGGCAGGTAATACCGATGCTATGAATGAACTAAAAACAAAGGTAAATGCCAACACTACTGCTATTAATGCAGAGAAAGACCGAGCAATTGCCAAAGAGACTTCTCTTGAGGCCAAGATTGATACCAACCTTCAGAATCACAAGGATGATATGGCTGGTATTAATAAGGATATCCTTACCGAAAAGAATGACCGCTTAGCTGGAGATACTTTACTTCAAACCAATATCGATAAAGAATCAACTGAAAGAGCTAATCAAGATACTCTTATCAGTAATGCTGTTGCTCAGGAGAAAGCAGATAGAATTGCTGCAGACCAGGCAATGGACGATAAGAAGGTAGATAAGGTAGATGGCAAGGTACTTTCTTCAAATGATTTCACTGACTTGCTGTATGCCAAGTTGGATGGCATCGAAGAACATGCAAACTATATCACTAAGGTTTCTCAGTTATTAAACGATTCTGACTTTCAGAATGCAGAACAAGTAGAGGCTGCAATCCAAAAGATTATTGGTTCAGCCCCTGAAGTATTGGACACTTTGGCAGAGATTGCTAAGGCTCTCGGTGATGACCCCAACTTTGCAGCAACTATGACTGCTAAGCTTACAGAGTTGGAGAATAAGCTTGAAGCCGAAAAGAACTTACGAGAACAGGGAGATAATACTTTACAACAATCATTCACTAACCTGAGTAATACTCTTACTACTACGGTAAATGAGCTGAGAACTTTTGTAAGTGAAACTCGTACAGAGTTGTTAACTTCCCTGAATGCTACTAATGCTCTGGTAACTCAGAATACTGCTAATATCCAACGTAACCTGGAATTAATCCAGGGTATTCGGGATAATATCAATGGTAATTATACGGCCATTACGGATCTGTTAAATAACGAAATTGCTGCTCGTAAAGCTGAAGATATTCGGTTGGAAGCAAAGATTGATCAGAATACTTCTGACCTTAATACAGAGAGAGAGGAAAGAAAGGCCGCAGATAAAGTTCTCCAGGATAACATCGATGCAGAAGAAGCTGCCCGTATTGCTGCCGATACAGCTTTGGGTAAACGTATCGATAAAGAAATTCAGGACAGAACCGATGCTGATACTGCCTTAGATAATAAATTCACTAACATTACCGATGACCATGAAGAAAGATTGGAAGCTGAAGAAGGTACTTCCGATGCTTTGCCAGACACCATGGTTACCGATGTTAGTACTGTAACCCGAACAGATACTCAGCTTTCTTTCAAAGTAAAGACTTCAACCAAGGATAAGGCAAATAACCAATATGGTGAAGAAGTAGAAGCTACCAAGAATTTACTTCCGGTAACTCAAACTCTTGCTGGAGTTATGTCTGCAGCAGACAAGGTTAAGTTAGATGGGTTAGACCCAAATTCTTTAACTGATCTCTCTGCAGCTTCTGATGCTAATAAGGTAACAGTAACCGTAACTAAGGATAACGGTTTGAATGCTGATACTACCGAAACTTTCGATTTGCCTCAGGTATCGGCTACTAAGGCTGGTACGATGACTGCGAAAGATAAGGTAGAATTGGATAGAATCTCTACTGCTAACTTTGCCCTTGGTGCAGTAACTCCCAATGAAACTACTGTTGGCATAGCTGCTACTAAGACCGTAGTTGAAGATGGTACAGTAGAACAGAATCCTATTACATTGCCTGCCTCTACTACAGAGAAAGCTGGTGTACAAACTGCAGCAGATAAGAAGCTGTTTGATTCTATACCAGATAATATTATTATCTTATCTGGTGATAAACCAGTTGAGGTAGGTCAACAAAGCAGTCATGTTACTTTAACTCATAATTTCTCTTCTAAAAAAGAAGAGGGTATTTATACTCATGAGCCTGAAGATTATAAGACTACTTATATCCCAGCAGCTACTACAGAGAAAGCTGGTGTAATGACCGCCCAAGATAAAGTTAATCTGGATGAGACATTACCCAATGCTATTGCTCAAGAGGTTCAGGACCGTAAAGATGCTATCGAAGCTTTGGACGGTAAATCAGAAGCCGCTCTTGCTCAAGAAGTAGCTGATAGAAAAGCTGCAGATACTGCTTTAGATACCAAGTTTACTAAAGCTGTAAACGATGAAGCAACTGCTCGTACTTCTGCTGATACTGCATTGGGTGCAAGGATTGATAAGGAGATTGCCGATAGAACTGCGGCAGATACTACCCTTGAAACTAAGTTACAGAATAATATTAATACTCTAGAAGCTAAACATGATGCCTTTGTAGCAACTAAGGGTAAGGCTGATGGCTTTGCTCCATTGGATGGGAAGGGGTTAGTACCTGCTAACCATTTGCCTTCATATGTAGATGATGTACTTGAAGTATATGCTACCTATGATGTAAGCCCCACTGGAGGTCTTACTAATGTTCAATTGTATACGGATGCAGGTCACCAAACTCCCGTAGTTGGAGAATCTGGTAAGATTTATATAAATGTTGCCGATGGTGAACCTCCATACCAATTCCGTTGGTCAGGTACTAAATTCGTAGACAGTAATACTTCGTCTCTTATCATTGGGGAAATCGCAGGTACTGCTTTCGAAGGTAGTAGAGGTAAGCATCTTGAGGATGTGGTATCTAGCATGCCTAAAAATTTAATTAGTAAGGTTTCAATAGCTAACAAAAATAAGCGTAATGTTATTATCTTATGTAACTATTCTGCTACGGATGGTCAAGGGCATTACATTGATAAACCCGATGGGATGGTAATCCCTCTAACCCCAGCCACTACTCAAGAAGCTGGTCTGATGGATGCCTATAGTGTAATAAAGCTTAATCAAACCTTACCAGATGCTATTGAAGCTGAACAAGAGGCCCGTATTGCAAAAGATAATGCTCATGATACCTTTAATAGTTCTCTTCCAGGAATTATTCTTACTGGATTCACTCTTACCCATAATTCAACTAATGTAAGAGCTACTCTTAATAATAAAACTAAGAGTGCAGAGGGTAAGACTTATGAAGGTGCTACAGATTTAATTAGAGATATACTTGCAGCAACTAAGACTACTGCAGGTGTAATGACTGCAGCAGATAAGACTAACTTGGATAATACCGTACAGGGGTTGGCAAATGAGATTACCAATAGAACTAATGCCATCAATGCTCTTCGTACAGAATTGAAAACTTACGTTGACGATTTGATTGCCGATACTGGTTCAGATGTAACTGCCTTAGAAACTAAGGTAAATAATCACATTACCAATAAATCTAATCCTCATACAGTTACTAAAACTCAGGTTGGATTGGGTAATGTTAATAATACTTCTGATGCTGATAAGCCAGTATCTACTGCTCAAGCTACTGCTATTGCTGATGCTAAGGCTGCAGGTACTACTGCTCAGACTTCTATCAATAGTCATGCAGGTAGAAAGGATAATCCTCATACAGTAACTAGAGCTCAATTGGGATTGGCAACTACTGACCAGGTAGTATTTGCTAAGACTACTGCTCCTTCCGGTTTCTGGAAAGAGTCTTCCGATGAAAGATTGAAATCTAACATCAAACCATTAACCCATACTTTGGAACAGATTTGCAGTATACCTACAGAATCCTTTATCATGGATGGTAAGGAAGATGAAGGTACCATTGCACAAGGTTTGGAAGCAGCAGGGTTTAACCATTATGTGGAAGAAGACCCAAGAACTAAGGATTCAGTTCCTAATCCTGAGGAATTCGAAACGGTTGTTATCGACGGTGAAGAATATGTATTGGTAAAACAAGTTAAGTACCATAAGATGTCTACTCTGGCAATCGAAGGTATTAAACTTCTTTACGAAGAGATTAAGGCTTTGAAGGCTGAAATCTCAGAACTCAGAAATCTTAAAGATGTAGATTAATATGGGAGAGATAGCAACATGGAGTGCTGTCAAAACTAAAGTAGGCCTTGGTAAGACAGGTAATGACTGCCCTACCAAGGCTGAATTGTTAGCACTCGCCTCTACAGGAACGGGGGAAAGTTACGTTGGCTTGGAAATCTCCAATGCTAGTTCCTATGGTAATAACGAAGCTGTTAAACTCGAAGATATTCATAAGGTAACTTATAAGTATACATTCACTTTGAGATACTCCAGTATAAGTTTTGATGCTTTAGGTAACCTCAGTAGTTCTAATTTTGATTTTGAGTTTACCAGTACGAAGCAGAAATATTGGGATAATGTAGCTAATGGGTCTGCTGTTAGGGTTAATTACGTAATAAACAGTAAACCAAGTTGGATTACTAACTATAGTAAGCCGGCAGATGGAAAGCCTTGGAAAGCTTCAGAGAATCTAGACCTAACCTCAAGGTCTGGTAAGGGGTTGGCTACTCAATCTGAATCTGGTAAAACCGTGGAATTCACATTTACCCAGGCAGCAGCATCTCAAAGTTGGTCTCAAACATTCTCAGTGAATCCCACTTCTCTGTCTTTTGGGGCAACTGGAGGAACAAAAACATTTACTGTAACCTCTTATAAACAGGAATACCGAAATGGACATACCTATGGTAATCAAATTCCCTTAAGTTATACCAGGGCTAATACCGGAGTTACCGGTACTGGTACTTCAGTAACTATGGCAAATAATACTTCTACTTCGGCAAAGTCGGGTAGTGTAGTATTAACTCAGGCAGAAACCAATAAGAAACTAACTATCAGTTGTTCTCAATCTGCAGGTTATAGAACCTATAGTGAAATCACTGTAAGTGGAGGAAGTGTATCCGATATACCTGCAAGTGGAGGAAGTAGAAGTTCATTCTCAACTATGCCCTCATATTCTCAGACTTGGGGATGGAATGGTTCTACAACTGGAGGAGGCACAATTACAAGCGGTGCTAGCATTAGTTATGGTACTGCAGTTAGTGCAGGTTCTTTGGGAACTACTGCAAAGGCTAGAACAAGGGTAGGCTCCCTTACTTGTACTGTATCTCTGAATGGTAAATCGAAATCTATAACTCTCGATGTATACCAGGCAGAGAATAAAATTACCAGTATTACTGATGGTACACCAGTAATAAGCTTATCTGCAAGTTCATACTCTATCTCTAATTCAGGAGGTAGTGTTAATATTTATGCCAGTGTAAGTATACCTACTACCAACCATTGGAGTTCAGGGTCAACAAGTGCAGGTTCTTCGAAGAGTGCTACACCTACGGTTAGTGCAAGTGGTACTGGTTTTAGTTTGAATGCTGCTAAGACGGTACTTACTGCTACGGAGAACTTGGGTACTTCAAGTAGAAGCTGTGTAGTAACTGCATCCTATAGTGGGGCAACTACTAAGACAATCACAGTTACACAGAGTGCTGCTTCAGTATCTTATAAGTATTACTTGGCATTCACTTCCCCTACTGGTTCAAGAACTACCACTAGAACCGGATTGTCAGCTTTGGGAGGTAATAACTTTACAGTTGATGTAGCTTATTCTTTTAAGACTAAGGTAATAAATGGTTCTGAGGTAAGTACAAGATATCCCTTGGCTTTAACCGTAACTTCAAAACCAAGTTGGGTTACAAATGTAGCCATTACAACACTATCCAGTGATAATGGAACCTATGAGTTAACCTTAACCTTAACGGAGAACACCGTAGAATCAACAAGGTCAGGTACCATTAAATTAAGGCAAGCAGAAAACGATGATGAGGGTTGGGAGCTTACAGTCAACATAACTCAGAATGCTGCAACAATTACTTATGAATACGTATTTAATTTGGGGTAATAAAAATACAACACCATTCTGTATTTAATGTATAATTAACCTAAGTATTAATCTTTAAAATCTTACAATTATGGGAGTAGAAGTAAAAGGTCTGGGATGACTAAAAAGGAGTGCATCTATTTTAGGTGTACTCCTTTTTTTGTTTTAACACATTAACTAAGGGATTATGGAACAACAAGAACAACTCACCGAATTTAAGATACAACTAGCATTACCTGCTCCAAATATAGAGGTTGCTCAAGAAGTAGCAAACAAAGCTCAGGTACTCATTAATCAATTTGGATACTATCAATTTCTAAAACTGGTAGACTTCATGCAGAAGAATCCAGGTGCAGTATCATTCGGTTTAAACTTAATAAATAGAAAATGATTATGGAAGAATTGATTTTTCAGAAAGTACAAAAGGGTGATATGATTTTCACCTTAGAGAAAGATCGTCGGTCTGGTTATCCAATCTTTGACCAAGCAAGAGTTTTAAAAGTTGGCGAAAGTAAACCAATGGCCTCAAATGGTAAAGAAGGTTTTGTTAACAGTATCGAATTAGTGATACAAGATTCAATATCTCAAATTACCATTTATTTACCAACTAATGTAAATGAAGGTATTTATAATGGTACCTATTATACGACCAATCTCGATAATATCATTAATGAGGTATCAATGCAGAAACAGAATGCTTTAAATATTTTAAATAACAAAGCCAAATTTGAGGCAGTTGTTTCTGAATGTGATAATATTCTTGGTTTAATTAATAATCGTTCAGAATCACCTCGTAATCCTGCTCCAGATTTCGAAGAATTTAAGTTATCCATGAATGAGAGGTTAACTAACCAAGAAACCCTTTTATTAAGGATTGCTCAAGAATTGGGATTAGATAAACCTAAACAATAATAAGAATTATGCCAAGTAAGTCGGTTAATATTACACTATCGACTCCAGTTGGCCCTCTAGAAATATACGTAGATAAACGAGAACAAGCTCGTGCAGAAAGGTTGATTGCCAAAACTCCAAGTATCTTAACCGAAGGCTATGCGAAAGGTACAGAAAAGTTTGGTAATCAACTTCTTCGTATAGTAAGACGAAGTTTGAATACGGGTGTTCCACCACCCGGTACCCATACTTCTTGGCCAAAACATGCTCCAGGTACTGTAAAGAAATATGGGGAGCATACTCTATTACGACTCACGGGTCAATATGCTAAATCCGTTACTGTAGTAAAGACCAAGAATAGAACTTTCGTTGGTTTACCAATTGGAATCAAGAAGATTACCTATACTGGTAAGACTTCAAGAAAGACTTTGAATCAGATAGCTATCATGTTAGAGTATGGTAGCAGAGATGGTAATTTACCACCTCGTCCTCTTTGGAATCCTGCATTTAAGGCTGCTGGTGGAAAAGCTGCCTTACAAAAGGAAATACGAAATGAAGTTAGAAAAGAAATAAGGAAAGTTAAAAATGGCAGCAGACTTTGAAATATCTTCATTATCCGGAATTGGTACTGCAACTATTAGGGTAAAGCCTAAGGCAGTAAACGAAGACATGAATAATATAAAAGAGCAGGTTCTCAAGGTAGTAGTTCAGGGTGTAGAAAGGGAAGTAACTCTGGTACAAAAGGCCGCTCCTAAAATAGTAGAGACCTGGGGAACTTATTTTAGTATCACTCCAGAAACTACTTCCCATACTTTCGATGGTACTAAAAGGGGTGAGACCCTAGAAATAGGTGTATACAGTTACCAACAGAAGTTTATCGATAATAAGCCTCAAGATGAATATCGTGCTGTAGATTGGAAAGTTGAAAGCTCCTCAGATTGGTTAGAGGTAACCCAAGAAATTGGAGAAGCTAATGCCGCAGGTAAGCTTACTATCAAAACTAAATCTACTAATCAAGAACATAACCCCAGTAACTATGACCCCTTGGAAAGAACTGCTATAGTTAAGATTATCTCACAGCAAGAACCTAACACTGAGATAGTTTTAAATATAACTCAATCTCCAGGTACTAGAACTACTAAGTATGGCTTTGAACCAACCCCGAATATACCATTCCCAAATCTTGGTCAAAATACTAGTACTGCTCAGATTAGTAATGTAAAGGGTTATCAGTACTACCTTATCAACGGTATTCAAGTTGCTAAATTTATAAAACAATTTAAGATAACCGATATAAGTAAGACAATAGAGGGTCAATTCCCTGGAGGTATGGGTTCTAAACCAATACCCTTTAAAGTATGGCTTACCGATTATCCTTCAAATATTGCTACTCAATGGGTTAGTGAATTAAATTGTGTTGGTCATTTACAAACCATAATGAGTGGTTTTGGAGGTATTCAGGTAACTTATAATGGGTATATTAATGACAATGGCAATCAAAGTGTTCAATTAAATATTAGATTAGGACTTTAATGGTAAACTCAGAAGAAATAGTAGAAAGAACTTTTTATATCTCTCTACTTAGTACAATGTTGGAAATGGGTCTTACCTTAAACCCAGAAGACTTCTTACCTTTGTCTCAAGAAAACGAAAAAAGATTTCAAGAGGCAATCAAAGGTATGAAGAAGTTTATACCACTTTTTGGTATAGGGAATAATCAAGTAAAAGGCCCAAAGACTCTCCCAAGAATAACCATAGAACTACAGGGTTATTATGCTGGAGATATTGGTGTGAATAAATACATCATTGGTGATAAACTTGAGGATGGTAATTACCAAGCTTCAGAGTTTCCTTATGAAACTAAGGATATTACCATAGATGTACATCTGGTTTCTCAAACACAAGCAGATATGAGATTGCTACATACAATCTTATATACTGGCTTACCTGCTAGAGGATACGTGAGACCATACTTCAATGATTTAGAGGAATGGGAAAAGGGCAGGCTTGCTCCCACCGGAAACCTATTCATTGAGATTGGTAATTATTATGACCATCCAGATGTAGAGCATGGTATACTTGAGAAGGTATACACCTATGTATGTAAGGACGGTATTCTTCCAGAAAAAGCTTTGGGAGAAGGTACTCTTACACCTATCAAGGATATATCGGTTCTTATTGGATTGTTAGAACAAAACGAAAATGAGATGCTAGAGTTAAAAGTACCTAAGGTATAGGTACAATACTCTAGGGTATAAATTAAACGAGTAATTAACTTTAATCACAATAGAATTATGCCAACTTCACCTCATGTTGATTTTAAGTTTAAGAACAACAATGTTCTTCAAACTACTCCCATGTTAGGAGTTTCTTGTGTATTGGCTAGAACTACTAAAGGTCCATACGATGACCCTTCAGAAATCATCTCTACATTCTCTCAGTTCCAAAGAATCTATGGTTCTGAAATTGTACCCGATGGTTCTGTATCAAATATCGAAAAGGCTTTGCAAGGTGGTTCTAAGCTTCGTGTTATTCGAGTACTTGGCAAAGGAGCTACTCAAGGTACAGTAACTGCTTCTCCGGCTGCGGCAAGAAAAGCTAAAGATTCAGAAGATGAAATCTCAGTTGCTTCTGCTGTAACTGACCCAGCTAAACCCTCTGCTCTGATTACTTTCAAATCAGGTAGTACTACCTATAGTTTTGGATTAGTAACCAAGGGATATGGAGATCCCATTGGTAGTGCAGATACTTTCCAGGTTGGTTTTTATAAGCAAGCTAATACCTTGTATTATAAAATCTATTCGGCTAATGGGCAAGTACTTGAACAGGGTCCAGTAATAACCTACAAAACTGCCGATGATAACAATAATACTTCGGTAGATTACCTTGCTCTTAGTGCATTTGCTAAGAACTCGGAATATATTAAGCCGGTAATTACTGCAGGTTCCTCTTTTGAAAACCTAATTAAGTGGCTTACCGATGATATCGATGGTACTAAGAATGCTATCACTATTACCGTGGGAGATGCTGCACCCTCCGAAACAGAGAAACTGTTTAATGGTACTATCGGTAGTGCAGGTTCCACTCCAACTGCCGAAGAATGGATTGCTTCACTGGACTTGGTAAGAGACTACACAGACTTCTACCAATTGTTTATTTCACATATCTCTCAACACTTGGAACAAGATTCAGAGGTACTCAAAGTATACAAGGCTGCTGCTGATATGGCAAAAGAACTGATGGAATGGGTACTGTATATCGAAGTTCCCAAACACTTAACCCATTATACTCAAGGTACTCAGGCAAGAGATTACAAAGCTCAGGTTACTTGGGTACAGACTTGCCTTGGTACTGTAGGTAACTCTAAGTACATTGCCTACTTTGGTGGTGGACTTAAGTACTACAACGAAAATGGTAATCTTCAGGATTCCGATGTAGTGGGTACTATTGTTGGTTTGGGAGATGCCTCTGCTACTCAATATGGTCCTTGGAAATCCTTTGCAGGTATGAACCGAGGAGTTATTGGGGATGCCGTTGGTCCAGTATGCCCTAACTATGGTTCTCCTTCTCGATATAACGAACTGAACACCCTTGCTCAGAATTATATCAATGAGATGGTAATCAAAGATACTCCAGATGCAGGTAAGCAAACCATGCTATGGCATTGCTTCTCTTCTCAAGTGAAACAGGATTCTGAAAGATTCCTTTCAATTGTAAGATTGAATCTCTATCTGAAGAAGTTCCTTCGCCCGGTACTCAACAAGTATATCGAAGAACCAAACGTTTGGAGTACTTGGAAGAGAATCTGGTTGGAGGTTAAACCTACCTTGGATTCTTTGGTAGACGAAGATGCTATGACCGAGTATACCTGGATGGGTGACCAAGATGCAACTTCTTGGGATGACCTTTCGGTTAATAACGAAGCAGATGCTCGTCAGGGTAAGTACCGTGCTATCCTTAAGTATAAGGATGTAGTTCCTATGCAAGAGGTAACTATGGAGATTGTAATCGATGCAGCTTCTAAGGCAGTATCAATCGTAGAAACAAGTAATAACTTATAAACTCATAACACAATGGGAGCAAAAGTAAAAAACCCACGGAAGAAATTCTTGTGGAGCATCATGTTCCCCAAACACCCTATCAATACTTATCTATTCCAAAGTTGTACTTTGCCAGATATTGAAATTGACCAGGTTGCTCATGGGGACGTCAATAGAGACGTTAAAACTGCAGGTAGGGTTACTATAGGTAATCTTATTGTAGAGAAACTTATGACTACTGCAGGTTCAGACACATGGCTTCATGATTGGCTTTATGCTTGCCAAGACCACATAGTTGGTGGAGGTTTGGTACCAAGCCAATATTGGGAAACGGCTATTGTAAATGAACTTGCCGAAGATGGAGTCTCGGTTCTTAATACCCACGTCTTCGAAGAGGTATGGCCATGTAAGATTACCGGCTTAGACTTGGACAGAATGGCTTCAGAGAATACCATTGAGTCCATAGAGTTCTCAGTTGGTACTGCAGATAAATACTAATTCCTTAGTCTATTTTCACTAAGATTCGGTGGAGGGGTGGGATTCCTGTGATAGGAGCTCACCCCTTTCTTGTTGTTATACGGAGTACTATGAACATTTGTAAACATTAAATATATCAAAAAATTATGGAATTTAGAACATTTAGATTTACCGGACCTTCTGGTTTCGAATATGAAATCAGAGAACAGAATGGTGCTGATGAAGATATCCTCAGTAACCTTTCAGACATGAAGACTTTGATGAACCTTACCAAGTTCATTGCAGCAATTGTAATTAGAACTACTGCTACCCCTAATGGGAAATTAACCGTAGATGATGCCCTTAACTTACCAGTCAATGACCGTTATGCTATTATCTTCAATTCTCGTATCTTCTCTTTGGGAGAGGAAGTAGAATTCGAATATGATTGGGGCAAAGAGAATGGTGGTAAGATTACTTATGGCCAAGACCTTCATGAGTTCCTTTTCGATTACGGTACTACTCCAACTGTAGAGGATTTAAATCAGAAGCCAGATGCTATCCCTTATTATCCAGAGGGAGTTAGATTGGTAGACCATGAATACACTCTTTCATCTGGCAAGAGAATTAAATTCGATTGTATGACTGGTAAGGGAGAACAAGAGTTCATGAAGTTGCCTTTGGATAAACAAACTAAGAATGCTCCTCTTCTTTGCCGTAATCTTCACTTAGAGGTTGATGGTAGTTGGGAGAAGGTAGAAAACTTTACTCCGTTTACTGCAAAGGATATGGCTGAGATGAGAAAGCATATCTTATCTATGGACCCTATCTTCAAAGGTGAATCCCATATCACTAATCCAACCACCGGAGAAGAAAGAACTTATCCTATAGTTTGGGCACCAAATTTTTTCTACCTGACGGAAGAGTAATGTTAGAAAGTGATTTTGTTTATATCACCCGAGCCGAGATAGCCTTAGACTATTTCGGCTTTTTACGTCTTCCGTATCGAATAAGGAAAATATTCAAGGAAATGGCCGAGCAATATTATAAACAATTAAAGAAAAGAAAATAAATTATGAATACCAGTAGGAGTATAGTAGAGGTCGGTGTTGCCATGGTTTTAAAAGACCGATTCTCTCAAGAAGCTGGCAAGATATCTGGGTCATTCAGAACAATGATGAATGATATGAATACCTGGAATAGAGGTATACAGATGTCAGCTTCTAATACAATGGACTTCGGAATGCAGCTCGTAGGGGGAATGGCAAGGGCCTATAAATACTCTGCGGGTGTTCAGAATGAAGTTTGGACTGCTTCGAAAATTGCTGGTGCTACCATTGCAGAACAAAGAGAAATGTTACAATTGGCAAAAGATGTCAATGAGATAACTCCTCTTACTGCTTCGGATGTTGCATCAGGACAAAGATACCTGGCTATGGCAGGTAATAAATTCGATGCTATTAAAGAAATGATTGGGCCAGCATCTAAGCTGGCTTCAATCTTTACAATGCCAGTGGGACAGAAAGGTGGTGTAGCTGACTTGATGACCAATATCATGTCAATGTACCAAATCCCAATGGGAGAAGCCGCTAGAGTAACCGATGATTTATATACTGCAGTTACTAATGCAAATATATCTTTAACAGACTTAGCCCAGTCCATATCTTATGCAGGAGCAGATATGGCAACTGCTGGAGTAGACCTTCGGCAAACCGCTGCTGCTATTGGTGTATTGGGTGATATGGGTATACAGGGTTCTATGGCAGGTACCTCACTGGCCAATATGATTCGTTACTTACAACTCTCTCTTGTTAACCAAAAAAAGAAAGGCTATAACGCTTTAGCAGACTTGGGCTTAAGTCCAGATGAATTCTTCGATGCTCAGGGTAATCTTATAGACCTTTATACTATCTATCAGAAGTTTGCTAAGGCTGCAGTAGATTTACCTTCACGAATTGAAACACCAACTTTCTTCAATATCTTTGGAGTTCGTGGTAATCGTGGTATGCTCCCCGTACTTAGGGATATTGCTTCTGGTAGAGATAAGATGGGTAAGATACTTGCTACCTATGACCAAAACATGGGAGCAGTAAACCGACTTAATGAAGAACGTCTTAAAACCGATGCAGGTGTAATTGACCAATTCGAATCAAGTTTAGAGAACTTAACCGTTACGGCAGGTGCGGCTTTGGGTAGAATCTTTACCCCAGTACTAAATGTGGGTAACTCTATAATCAAAGTAATTAATTCTATTTCAGAAACTTGGGTTGGAGGTTTTGGTCTTAGGGTAGGAGCTACTGCAGTAGTAGTAGGTACTATTGTTGCAGGATTTAATACTGTAAGAGGTATTATTAGGTCTGTTGGGTATTTACAAACTATTGCTACTGCTTCTACTGAAGGTATGTCTGCTGCAGCAATAAAAACTAATACTCAGTTTGCCATTATGGAAGCACACATGGTAAGGATGGTTAACCTTATGAGAACCATGGTTCAACTCCAAATGATGTCAAGCGGTATTGGTATGAATTCTGCTGGTAGATTTTATAATACTAAAACCGGAAGATATGTTAAGACACCAAATCCTGGAGTACCATTAGCAACTACTATGGCGGGTAATTTAGCTGGCGGGGCTTTAGCTGGTGCAGGAGCTCAAGTAGGTAGTCAAGTAGTTAAGCAAGGTGCTATAAAAGGGCTAGCTTCAGTAGGTGGTAGACTCTTGGGATTACTCGGTGGACCTTGGGGATTAGCAATTACTGTAGGTCTTCCTTTATTAATCGAGGGTATTAGTTACCTTAGTAATTCAGTAGATAGGAATACTGAAGCTCAGAATAAAGAGAAAGAAGACCCAACTACTATCAGGGCTCAGAATGAAGAGAGATTTATTAATGCTGTTAGGTTAGCTATTAAAGAAGGTATGAGAGATTCTCGTATCAATATCTCAGTAGATGGTCAAGCAGTTGGAGATTATGCTCCAGGTTCTCAACAAGATTTTACTGGAGCTGCATTTGTAATGGGAATATAAAACTAAAACACTATGGCTAGAGTATTAAATAAAGCAGCAGGTAAAATTGTTGAAAAGTACAATGACCTTACAAGAGATACGGCAGGTGTTCTTACTGGTCCCTTAAATAAGCTATGGAGAGCTCGGATATTACTTAACCGAGTTACTTCACCTCTCCCGAAAGATGATGCTCCAAAGGGTAAACTCTATACTCCAAATGGGGTAATGGGAGAAGCTCAGATATCCTCTAAGAACCCAGTTATAAATAAACAGCTCCAAGCTAAATGGAGAATGGAATTACAATTTCCGAGATTAGAAGAAGGTGAAGGAGTAGACCCAGCAAAAGGGAATAAGAATACCACTAATTACAGAAACTTTGAGGCTAAAGCAGATGTTATATATCAGAATGAGGTAAGGATATATAACATGACTGTTAACCCTACTCAATATATTACCCTACAGAATAGACCTCCAGAATTGGACTTTAGGGGAGAAACTACATGGGCAACCATTAAATCAATGGGCCGCAATGTACCAATGTATCACTTTACTGGTGCTGAAGACATCATTCAATTCAATGTATCTTGGTACTGTAATGACCCAGAAAATCCTGAAGAGGTAATCAATAAATGTAGGTTATTAGAAGCATGGTCTAAATCTAATGGTTACCAGGCTGCTCCTCCGATTGTTAAGATTGAGTGGGGGGATTCCGGTATATTTGATAATCACAACTACATTCTTACTTCAGCAACTTATACTCTGAAGAACTTCCAGAATGGTTATAGAGTAAGGGTACCCGGAAAGCCAGCTACTTTTGGTAATGGTAGGTTATTGCCTGCAGCAGCAACTCAAGAATTAATTTTCAAGAGAGTAAGTGCATATAACTTATCCTATGGAGATTTTATAAATTCTGATTCACTTAAAAAGACGGGGGGTATTAAATATGATTGATGTTAACCAATATCTAAAGGGGGCTAGCCCATATAATAATGCCTATGCTCTGAAGTATAACGATGGGGATTATTCCTTAGAAGCTAAACCTCCAGTAGTACCGGAATCCTCTAACGATATTCAACATACCGTTAAAGATGGGGAAACCTTGCAGAACATTGCTTTCAGGTACTATGGTGATTCTGGTAAGTGGTACATTATAGCTGAAGCTAATAAGATACTGAATCCTTTTAAGGAATTAGAAATGGGAACTCTAATAAGAATACCGACTTATGGCAGCTAAACAGAAACCTATATTATATAATGGAATGGGTCAACCTTATTTGGCCCTTTTCAATTTTGGAGGTATGCCTATAATGAATCCCATTACAGGTATACCCCTTGGAGCGTATATAAGTACCTGGAGTTATAGATATGATGAAGAAAAAGAAAACTTGGCTACCATTACTTTCGATACGGGTAATCCTGATACTGTAGATATTGCCGAGATTCAAGAGAACCAAAACATTTGTCTTCAATGGGGATATATATACCCTGATGGCCAATTTATATCTGGGCCCATAAAAATAATTAAGGTAAGAGAGTTCGAAGCCGTATTCGATTCTACAGGTACTCATGTAACTATTAAGTGCATTGATTCTTCAGGGGATTTAAGATATCAGCCTGCTTATGTTCATTCGGACATGGAAGGTTATAAATTATCTACCTATTTAGACAATGGTTGTGGGAATGCTACTGGTGTAATCATAGAAATATTTCAGTAATGGAACAACAGATAATAAGTAATAAAGTATACGAGTCACTACAGGTACCCACAGAGAGTACCCGTACTACTACTGGTAAAGTACTCTATGCTAACAAATACAGTGGAGTAGCAGAAGTAGCTATGCCAGAAGACTTGAAAGCTTTAATTGATAGTGACTTTGGGTTAGTGGGCAAGAACGTCTTAGTTCAATTAGAACAGAAGATGAAAGGGTATACTAATGGGCCATGGTATGTGGATTCAAGGGATGGTGTTATCTATATACATAATCGGAAATTCCATGAAGAACCGGTATGTACTTATACATATCAAGGAGAGAATGGGGAAGTACTTAGAGTATCTTTTGCTACTCAGAAAATAACTAAAAGAGTTAAAGCAGTATTAGCTCCATCTCTAGACCCAGATAGTAAAGATTTATCGGTATTATCAACTAATATAAATGAGCCAGAGGATAAACCTCCATTAGCTTTAAGACCTCCTGTGGCTCAGGTAGATAACCTTATGGTGTCTAATATTACTGGCAATGGGTTTGAAGATTATAGAAGTCATCCTACTACTCCTACAGAGGTAATGGATGCTTGGGACACTCAGCTTCAGTATAACATGGAAAAAACTGCAGAATATAAAAAGAGAGTAGAAGAATATGAAGCAGTGGGTCCAGTAGGTGCTTATGAAGCAGGTAAGCAAAGGAGACTTGATGAAATGTCTACCGAAGAAGTACGAGCTACCATTAATCAAGCAGCCAACGAGTTACCTGATGATAAGAAGAATGCCCTTAAGCAAGTACTAAAAAATTCTAAAAATGGTAAAGAGTTAGAAGCTAATCTTAAGAAGCTATTAGAATGCGAAATGTATCTTTTCGAAGATGAAGATGGTATGGAATTTATGGTAGAAGAGTATGTAGACCCCTTAGATTATGACCCAGAGGGTTATACCTCTAAACAAGCAGGAGCGGGTATAGCTTCTGGTATCAATTTTCAAGCTGGAATATTACCTGCTTCAGAGAGAGGTTTCGAAGCTTTAAAGAAAGACCCCTATACTGAAGTATTATCCGATATGGAAGTTGATACTACTAAGGGTTATGGTCAAGGTCAATATGGTAAGAGGGTTAAGGTAAGACATATGAAAAGGGTAAATCTCAAGGTACCTCTTTATAAACTTTACCATAATTTATTTAGTAGATACGGTGGTGCCGATAAGTATGCTTGGGCAGCTAATGCTAATGCCAATGGTGGTTTAAAGCAAACTGAGAAAAGGTTAGTATGTCAACTTCAGGTAGTGGGTAGACCTATGCTAGCAACTTCCCAAATAATCCGAATAGATAATGTAGGGAAACGTTGGTCAGGGCTTTGGTATATAAAACAGTGTACTCATTCTATGGATGCCAGTCAAGGGTATATAACTAATATGGAATTAGTAAAGAACAATTCCAAGTCTGGCTCTGTAACTTCTAAAACTGATTTATCTACTCAAAACATCGTAGCTAATGATGCTAAAGCTAATGCTAAAACTAAAAAGGGGCAAGATAAAAAAGCCCTAAGTACTTCTCAGAATCTTAATCTTAACTTTACTTATAATGAGAAGGTATATTACAATGAGCATTTCTTGAATGATAAGGGGGACATAATTGATATCAAGGGTCAAGCTGAGTTTATTCGAAAGAAGGCTTATTATACTGAAGTAAATGCCGATAATCCTCAAGCCTTGGCAGAGGGTATAGTATTATCTACAGGTAATACAGTTACCTCTAAGGGTAAGTTAATCCCGGGCAAGGTATCAGTTAAACAAATCCAAGTGCCTGAAGATTATGGGGTTAAGTTTAATTATATGGCCATAGCTAATCGAGTATACCGAGACATAGCTAAAAGGCATAAGCGAATAGCAAGTCAAATCTATGTAGAAAAATAAGGGCATGAGTTACGAAACAGCAAAGATAATAACCGACGAAGGCTTAGAGGGTCTTGGTCGGTATTACTCTGTTTATCGAGGCATTGTTATTGATAATGACGATGTAGAGAAACATATGAATAGAGTAAAGGTATGTGTTCCAGAGGTAATGGGGGGAGTATTTGCTTGGGCATATCCTAAAGGACAACATGGTTCAATTAGTTCAGGTTTTAAATTCTTAGCTCCTAAAGTGGGAGATACGGTATTTGTTACTTTTGAATTTGGAGATCCAACTAAACCCCTCTGGGAATACCATGGTTGGGGAATGAGCCAAATACCTCAACCATTAGATGGTCCTAATAAAATGGGGATAGTTACTCCTGAAGGAAACCTAATAGTCATAGATGATGATAACGGAGAACTCAATTTACATTTCAATGGGCCTGTAAATGTTCGTTCGGAGAAAGAGATAGTAATAAATGCCGAGGGAGATATAAATGTATCTTCTGGCGATTCAGTGATACTTAATACTGGAGAAAATGGTGGAGTAATCAATATTTTTCAATTAACCGAAAAACTAAATCAAACTATCCAAGAACTAGAACAACTTCGTAGTATGTTCAATTCTCATGTACACTCAGGTGTAACTACTGGACCAGGTTCTTCGGGTCCAACTTTAACTCAAGTAATTAAACCTTTCTCACAATTCGTTGTAGACGATTATGAGGATAAAACCTGCATACACTAATGGAAAAGAATTACTTTACAGACTTAGTTGGTATAGGTGTAACTTACCCTATCCAACTTACAACTAATGAAAAGGGTGAAAGAGGTTGGTACCCAGTAAATGGGGATTTTAAACTTATCAGAGATAATATAAGTTCAATATTATATTACATGATAGGCCAGAGATTTCGACAGGAAAACTTTGGTAGTAAACTATGGCAATGTATTGAGGAACCAAACTCACAAGCCCTAAGTTTTATAATTAAAGAGTTTTTAAAACAAGCCATAGGTGCTTGGGAACAAAGGATAACCTTCCAAAATATCACAGTTACTAGAGTTGATGCAAAAATACACATAGAAGTAACCTATGTAGTAAATGGAACAAATTCTAGTCAGTACCTCGATATCACCTATGACCGGTCGGATAATTCATTAAATACACAATAATATGGGAATCACAAATAAATGGCTTAACCCATACCAGAGGTCTTATCAACAGATTAAGGCCAAGCTGGTTGAATCCCTTATGGGACTCAAAGACCCTCAAGGTCAGAAACTCATAACGGATTATTCGGAGGGGAACATCTTAATTATCATCCTCTCATTATTTGCGGCAATTGCCGAAGTACTTCACTACTATGTAGATAACATGGCAAGGGAAACCTTTCTACCTACGGCAAGAAGGTATGATTCGGTAGTTAAACATGGAGCTTTGGTAGATTATCATGCTCGAGCAGCAATTGCTGCTACAGTAGATGTAATCTTATCCAGAAGCATTACTGGTAATTCCATTGGAGCTAAGTTAACTATACCCCAAGGTACTCTGTTTACAGATTCTAGTGGTAATTCCTGGTTATCTGCTAGAGACGTAACTTGGTATTCAAATGTAACTACTTGTAAAGTACCTATAGTTCAACACGAGAAGTATACTGCAAGTGCTTTAAATAATATGGTAATACCTACTGGAGATAGAGTTATAATTCATCTGGGTACTCTACCCAATGGTAAGTATTATGAACAAGGTTCTATGTCATTGCAGATAGGTGGGGAAACTTGGGTATTAGTAGATACATTTGCAAAATCCAAACCTACAGACAAACACTTTATGGTTTCAGTAAATGAGGCACTTAATCCTTATATAATGTTTGGGGATGGTACCTTTGGTAAGAAGCCTGCAGCAGGAGCAAAAATAACCAATGTGGTATTCTACTTAACCAATGGTACTCAGGGTAATGTAAAGAGTAATACTATTACTTCTGTACCTTCAGTAATCTCTTCTTCAATTACTGATGCTACCGTAAGTAATGCTTACGATGCCGGAGGTGGTTCAAACTATGAAAACTTTACAATGCTCAAAGAACATATACCTTTGAGTGTAAAGACTTTGGGAGTAGCAATTACCAAAGAGGATTTCGAAAGTTTGGCCATGTTGGTTGATGGGGTAAACAAAGCTAAAGCCGATTATGAATGCGGTAGAAAGCTTACAGTATATATTAGCCCCGATGGTGGAGCTGTTGCTTCTTCTGAATTAATCAATAGGGTATACAATCTATTATCTCAAAGAGCTCCTATGACCACATGGTTAAAGGTTAAATCTGCAGGTAAGGTTCAGATTATTCTAGAGATGGGAGTTACTGGTAAGAAGTCTTATAAGACTCCCGAGATACAAACTCAAATTCTTACAGCATTATACAATGCCTATTCTCCAGAGCAAGCTCAGATAGGAGGAAGCGTAAGGTTATCAGATATCTATGCCTTAATAGATAACTTATCAACAGTAGATTACCTTCACCTTACTAAGTTCTATATTAAACCTTGGCCTACTACCATCTATGGTAATAAAGAATTGAACTTGGGTCAGTTTAAATTGAATAAGGCTAAAGGGTCTATGACTTACTATATTACCTTCAATTCATCCACTACTTTTACTGTACGTTCTGTATCAAATGGGTATATGGCTACTGGTACTGTAGGTAATTCTATACAGGTAATAGATAAGGCTAATGGTTTTGACTTCTCTTTGGATATTCAGAACAATAGCTATCAGTCTGGTTACAGATATTCTATTACGGTATCAGAACCTAACCATGACTATGAAGACCCCGGTTTTAATTTACCAGTATTTGAAAACGCTTCACAATTGACTTTAACCGTAAAAGAAATTGTATAATGATAAACCTCAAAAATCTAATCGACTTTTTGCCATTCGAGTATAAAGCTCAAGATACCTATAAGGTAAATGGCAAAGGCATCTTAGAGAGGTTTCTAGAAATTTGTGGAGAGCATTTTGAAGATTACATTACAAAGGATATTGAGAATATCTTAGACATTATTGATATAGATAAGGCTCCGGATATGTATCTCAATTTCCTTTGGCAATTCCTCGGAGAAATGCCCTTTGCTTATGGGAACACTATAGATGCACAGAAATGGGCAGAGTACTTTAATGGGTTCTACTCCGATGCTAAACTCCAAGAGTTATCTAAGCTTTGGATAATACCAAAGGAGGGACCCTTTACTTTAACCAGTACTCAAGTAAGAAACATCCTGAAGTATTCGATATCTCTTTTTAAAATAAGAGGTACCTCTGAGTTCTTCGAAATAATGATGAGGCTGTATGGGTTAACCTGCGTAGTAACTGACCCTGCAAAGGCTGATAGTTATGATGGTTGGGTAAAAGGTAATCCGCACTTTGACCAGTATTACCATTATGACGATAAGTATACCTATGATAATACTTTCGATTGTTCTCAATGTATACCGGTAACCTTTAGACTTACCGGTCATGGATATACTTCGAACTCGGCAGCTTTCAGAAAATTTAGAGAAGCCGTAGAGGCTTTCTTTAAAAGATTCATACCCTATCATGTATCTTTCGATATTCAATATGGGTTTACCGTAAATGATGGGTATACAATTAAAGCTGAGTTAGTAAATCCGGACCAACCCAATCTTATTACTTCAGAGGTATATGAAGTACCGGTAAAGGTAACTGTAACTTCAGATTGGATAAATGCTGACCTAAGATATCAGATATCCAGTGATAATATAAATTGGGGTTACACTAAACACGAAAGTGGTTCCATTTTTAATATACCCAGAGCAGGTACTTATTATTTTAGAAGTGTGGGAGACCCTACTAAGGTAACTCAAATCACGGTTAATCAAGAATCTTATAATCGAGTATATTCTATTACTTGTGACCCTATTACTGGAAAGATAACTCCTACTAACCTAAAAGTAAGTACAGTAGTAAGGGCAAACGTATCCTATAAGGGTACCGTGAAAACTTGTAATGTACGATTATCCGGTACTGATATAGTGAAAGTCTCTGGCTCAACTTGGGAATTTTCAGAGCCTGGTACCTACATCTTTGAGATTGTAGAGTTCCCAGTAAAGCAAACTTCATTTGTTGTAACTCGAGAAGAGGTTACATATAAGGTAAGATGTACACCTTCTGAATTTAGAGTTGGGGATAAGCAAAGTATCAAGGATGCTACTACCACTCTTACCATCGAATCGAATTACCCAGAATCATTTACTGGTGAACTATACTGTAGGTTAATCGGTGATACCAAGTTGTTTAAGAACGGTGATAAGTTTACTGCTAATAGTTATGGTACTTATAAGTTTAAATGTACACTGGATAAAAGGGAAACCGATGAAGGTGTAGGTATATTCGAAGTAGTATCTGGTAAGACTGCAGTATATCGAATTACTGTTAGCCCACCAACAGTCACATTATTCAATGGCTCTGCAAAAGCTACAGTAAAGATACAACGTATTTCTGGTAATGGGGATGATTACAGAGTAAGGGTAATTGAAACTGGGGAAACCTTTGATGCTCAGAATGGTTATGTATATACTGCAAATAGGGCAGGGACTTATACCTTCCAGTCTGTAGCTTACCCTACTGCTAAGACTACTTTGGTAGTTAATAATTCTCCAGTAGTATATCAGAACAAGTTAAAGATAGTACCTTCGGATGCTACAGACAGTCATTGGAAAGAACCCAACTGGGCATTACCAGAAGACCAGATAGATGATACTTATGCAGTATACCAATTACTGGATGAGAAGTCTGCTTGTAAGTTCCATCTTGAGGAAATGAAAAATGGGGTCAATGTAAGTGGTACTGCTACCTGTGATGAGAACGGGGAAACCTATAACCTTGATGAGGAAATTGTTCTTACCAAAGCTGGGACTTATACCTTTGTGGCAGATGATGGTTCTTCATTAAGATGTCAAGTAATACTGGAAGATTATCCTACAATCATCGAGATTTCTTGTACTCCTACTTATGCAGAACTAAAGGGGAATGTTAAACAAGTATCTACTTTAATCAAGTGTACTTCTAATAAACCCGACTTCGATAGTCGAATAAGGGAAGTTGGTAAAGTAACTACTTATGACGCAGGTGGTGCTGGTTATGAATTTGTAACTGCACAAGCTGGAGAGTATATATTTGAATCAGTGGTAGATACTTCGAAGAGAACTAAGTTCACCGTAGTAGATGCAGACCTCTTAAGCGTTAGTCCTCAAAAGTTAGAATGGGAACATGATGACCTCTCAGAGAAAACATTTACCATTACAACTTACAGTAATCAATCTTGGCAAATAGTAGAACAATGATAAATTCAACAATCGATAGAATAACAGAAACCACAACTCAGTCTTTATTCAAGACATTCACTGTGGGTATATTGGGAGAGTGTACACAAATCTTGTATGATTTGAGATGGATGATAATCCTTGCAATAATTCTAATCCTATCAGACTTATGGTTTGGGTTATCTGCAAGTAGGTTACAGAAAATCGAAATTCGAAAATCTAGAGCTGGAAGAAGAACTCTAAACAAGATAGTAGACTATATCTGCTATGTTCTACTTGGTGCTGTACTTGGTAAAGCTATTGGAGAACCATATGGGATGAACCCAATAGTAGTATCAATAACGGTTATGGTAATTTGCTACTGTTTCGAAGTAGATAGTATATATGGACACATCTGTGAAATACATGGTATTAAGAAACGGTACAGTATATGGAGAATACTCTTTAAATTGTTAACCCTCAAGTTCAAGGATGTAGGTGAAGCATTTAAAGATATGTCAGAACAAAAGAATCAATTTAAAAATACTAAGGACAATGAAGACGTACTTTAAGTATGAAGGTATTATTAAATCAAAGGAAGCAGCAGAGGCAATTGCTGCTCCTTCTGGTTTAGGACCATTCTGTGGATTTGGCTCAGCTACCATAAATGGTAACAAGTTAGTGGTATCTCCTCAGGGAGTTGCTGGAAGTAAGTATGCCAATGTAATCAAGGATAGGATTATGGCAAGGTATATGGCAAAGGCTTCAGAAGATGGGGAATTGCCAGATGTAAACTTTGGGTGTATTTCAAGGGATGGGTATGTATTTATATCTGATGAACAAACGATTACTATTGAGAACATCCAAGGTACCCAAGGTTCAACAGAAGAAGTATTACTCTTTGCAGTACATACTACTATTTCTGAACCAGTAGATAATCCAGTAGACTTTGTAGCTTATTGGAATGAATCCTCCGAAAGCTTCTACACCTTGTTTAAAAAGTCTCTGGATATTTATTATCCGATTGCCGAAGAGAATCGTACACCGGATATCATTAATAATGATGTATATTCTAATTACGGTATGACCTATAGCAATCTTCTAGAGATGGTAGAGAGTGCTTGCCCTTATTACTCTAATAATAAAACTTCCGTTGTTCTTATCGGAGTATATGGTAAGGGTACTGATGCAATGACCAAACGAAATGAGAACTTTGCTATCGTACCCTATCAGGGTAAGTTCCAAGAAATCCCTTATACTACTGCTGCTCAGAGTATGATGAAAGAATCAGTGAAAAGAGTAGAACAGATAAATTCAGGCTTCCCAGTAGTAGATGAATCTGGTACTAAGTTAAATATCAAGCAATACATCGATAGTCAAATTGAGGCTATCCGAAAAGAATTCTCTGAATCTCTGAGTACTGCTAATTTACCAATCGGTTCTATCATTCTTTGGGAAACCGATGTAATACCAGATGGTTGGGCAGAATATACTAAGGCAGCTGGTAGAATAGTTATTGGTTACCAAGCTGGAGGTGTTCAAATTGGGGATGAAGTAATGTTACAGAATGTCGGAGATTACTATACTCCAACTAAAGGCAACTTCCTAATCTCAATTAAAGGCGATGACCTTCCTAAGCATAGGCATGCTCTTGGTGTATCTAAAGGTAAACAAGATGATGCCAATAACTGGGAGAACGTTCGTCCTCAATCTTTCTTTAATAGGGAGACGGGATTGAATGGAGATTTCGGTAGAGGAACTCCTACCAAGGGTATTCAAGATGGTGCTATCGTAGTAAGCTGGAACCTATTAGGGGAATCTTTCTTACAAGAAACTTCGGTAGAAACTTTGGATATTGAAAAATTGCCACCGACTATTACATTACGATATATCCAAAAAATATCATCATAAAGTTGTTATTAGTTATTTAGTAGTATTAAAACTCATGTGTACTATTTGTATTGTTTAAGAGTAAACATTCGTTTACAATCTGTATTTTGCATAGTAAAAATCAATTGGGAAAGGGACGTTGGGAAACGTCCCTTTTCTTTTGTGTTTAGTATTTAAGTTCTTCTTTAGCTCGGTCTTCCCAATATTGTATATCTTGTCTAAGTTCTGATATATATCTCATAGATTCATTAGTCTTAGGCATTTCGAAAAATTCGATAAGCATTATATTAGTTATTCGAGTACTATTTTCAAGCCTTTCCTTGATAAAAGGGGGAGGAGTAATTAATACCTCAAACAAAAGATAGGCATCTGGAGAAAGCTTATCCTTCATATAAGTATACATCATATCAAGCATTTCTGATTTAGCTTTCTCTTCTTCGGTATCATCCTCTAATTCTTTGTCATTGTCGAATAAGTCATCAAGTTTAAAGAGGCTTTGATTATACTCTGCTTGTTCTCCGTATGCAGAACGAAGCAATTTGTTTTTGAATGTACTAAGTGATGCAAGGATTCTTGCTTTAAGATGTTCTTCAGTACATTCACCATAGTATTTGTTGAAAACAAATAACATCTTATCCCAGAAATAAGATTGGATAATATCCGGTGTAAGATTAAACCGTTTATAATCAATCTGACGGGTAAGATTTCTGATTACTGGCTTACAGACTTTATAAAGTCTGTTGAATGTAGCTTCATCATATTCCTGCATAGGTTTTAATCTATGAAGCTCTGAGCCATTATTTCCTTTACTTTTTCCCATGTTTTTAAATATTCGTTATGCAAATATAAGTATTTTTTCTTATATAAAATAATAATATTAAATAATCTGGAGCTTAAGGTAGTGGATTAGTAGTTTCTAGATAGATGTCAACATGCTCAGAACTATCTCGGTACTATCAAAATCTATTAGTTTATATAATATTGCAATATAGATATGAAGAAATTTAAAGACAATATCAAGTTCAGTTTTTCTCCCGAGTTTCAATTCGAGATACTCAGGTTTGTTTTAAAAGATAAGGAAGGGGGATTAGTACTCAAAAGGATTAAATCCAATTACCTGGTTCTCATAGAACACTCCCTTATCTTCGAAGGTATATCAAAATATTTTAAGAAGCAAGGCAGAATGCCCTCCGAGAATATCTTAAAGGAAGTATTAAAAGAGTTACTAGAATCCAAAACCTATGTGGATTTGGTAACTAAGGATGATATACCTAATATCAATAAACTAATAAGTAATCTCTATCATATACCACTATCGGATTCTGATTACATAAAAGAAAAGATATATCAGTTCTCTACCTATGTTGAGATGAAGAACTTAAATGATTCTTTTGATTTGGATAACTTCGAACAATACGAAGAATATTCGAGGAAGATTGAAAAGGTACTTCAGAAAAGTAAACCTAAGAAAGAGGATGAACCCCTATATATGATTCGAGATATTACCGAGAGACAGTTTAGAAGGCAATCAGAACCTTCAGTATTACCATGCCCATTTAGGCAATTGAATGATTTAACCAATGCAGGAGGTTATCCAGAACATTCGGTTAATGTGATATTGGATAAACCTAAAGCAAAGAAAACATTCTTCATGGTAAATCTTGCAAGAGGTTATCTTAGAATGAAGAAGTCTGTATTATATATTGATACAGAAAATGGTCAAGAACAAATTATGGACCGTTTCATTCAATCAAGTATTAATAAAACTAAGAAGGAATTATACTCGGGTGAATATGATAAACTTGAGGCAAAGCATTTAAGGAAACTTGCAAGGTTTGGAGTTGAATTAGTGGTTGAGCGTGTACCAGCAATGATTACTAATACCACTTATATAAGGGAAAAGATAATTCAGCTTCGTAATCAAGGAATTGATATTAAAGTTCTTATGGTTGACTACGCTGGTAAGCTTGCATCAATAGCGGGTGATAGAGAAGATTTCGAAAGGATATCTAATGTATACGTAGACCTTCAGAATCTGGCAGAAGAATTACATTTAGATATTATATGGACTGCCCATCACATTACTCGTGAAGGTAAAAAGCATAGGCTTACTAGATACGATGAGAATGATATCTCTGGTTCAATTGCCATTGTTCGTAATGCCCAGGTTATCATGGGTCTTAACTCTACTGAGCAAGAAGAAAAAGATAATATTCTTCGAGCTGAGATAGTAGTACAAAGGGATGGTCTTCCTTCCGGTAGAGCATTATTCAAATGCGATGTCGAAAGGCAAAGATGTACGGAATTTACAAGGGAACAACGTAAACAATATGATGAAGTATATGGTAGTAAGTTGGATGAACAATTTAAAAAGAATACTAACCCGGATGCGGATTCTAAGAAAAGGGAAAGAACTACTGGAGATATTTAGATGTAAGTTGGGTTATCATGAATGGGTAGCAGTTCATTGGACTGAGTTTAAACAGAGACCTCGTAGGGCAATTTTTTCTAAGAAAGGCGGGAGAAGGAAAGCCCAGTATTATGAGAAACGTCATGTAGAGTATTACTGTAATATATGCGGGAAGAAAAGATATGAAAATAACAAACCAGTTTAAATCTAGACTAAGGACATACTTTATTAAACGATTGGGAGCATTCGATTATAAGCACGGATGGTTACGCATTCCCACTTGCCCATATTGCGGGAGAGAACAGAAGTTGGGAGTTAACCTTTCTATGTATAGAACCAATTGTTTTAGATGTAATGCCCATCCTTCTCCTGCTCAACTAATAATGGACATAGAAGGATTTACTGAGTACCATGAACTAATTAATTTTTTGAACAATGGACAATTTGATGAACTACAGTTTAAGGAAGAGAAAATCGAACTTGCCGAAAGTAAGCCCGTATATCTCCCAGATGGATTTAGAAATATTTCGCTCGGAGACAGCCAACTTGCAAAAAGCATTCGTGGATATATCAAGAAACGCGGCTTTAACCTCGAGAAGTTTTCAAGATGTGGTATCGGATATGGAACAATGGGCACGACTTACGGGTACCTTATCATCCCGTTCTATTATCAAGGACAACTTAAATATTACAATGCTCGGAACGTTATCGGAAAAGGTCCCAGGTATAACAATCCTGACAAAGATATCACGGGTCTTGGAAAACAATTCATCATATTTAATCATGACGCATTGGAAATGTACCGGTCGGTATTCATATGCGAGGGAGCACTTAATGCCCTTACTCTCGGAGATAGAGCAATTGCCACCATGGGCAAAGCCATTAGTGCCTACCAAATCAATGAGTTACTTAAATCCCAATGCGAAAGATATATTATACTCTTGGACCCAGACGCTAAGCAATACGCAATCAATCTGGCGCTCAAACTTGTTGCCTATAAAAAGGTCAAGGTGGTGTTTTTACCAGACGGAAAGGATTGCAACGATCTTGGGAAAAGGGAAGTCTTAAGGTTAGTATATAATACTCGGTATCAAAGTTATCAAGAATTGATTGCTATCAGAAACTCATTGAAATAGGGAGTTCCTATTATATTATAAATAATATATTTATGCGTGAACCATCTATCCATATAACTAAGTCTCAATTTGAGGAAATATTAAATACCTTAGAGGTAGACAATTTCCCAGTTGAGGCTTTTTTTGTTATTGCTCGAAAGGAGGCAATAAATCATAGAGCAGTCTTAGTTTCTAACAATAAGAATACTAAGCGAGTTAATAACATATTACTAGCATCTAAGGGAGATGCTGCCCTCGTTGCTGATATTTTATATGCAACTCGTATAAAGTTAAAGCATCGGGGAGTTCGGAAAATAAATGAAAGTAATTCTCGAGAATGGGCAAATTGTAAAAAGCTTGCAGAGATATGTAATACCTTCTGTGAAGATTTTAAATTTGATACTCGTGAAGGTTTTATCAAGTATATAGAGACTGGATTAAAAAGGATGACTGATTATCGTAATGTTATGCAAAGGTTATTATCCATGCAAGAAAACATCACTAATCAAGTAGATGCTGAGATAGAGTTACAAAATTCAGATTTAAAACTTACCAAAGAGATACATGATTACTTTATAGGTAAGATTGCTAAGGCAACTGGTATATATGAATCTTATGAAAATCAACCAGAGAAGTATGTACACTTTGCAAAGGTTGGTGACTTCTTAAAAGAAGAAGGTTGGGATTATAAGACCTTCATCGATGCTCAGTTTGAATCTCTTGCATGGTGTAATGGTTTACCAGACATTGCACAGATGTATACGGATAAAGCAATTGAAAGATACAATAAGTATTTATATAAATATAAGAATAAACAACTACTTGAAGGTGAACCAGAAGTTGAAGGTTCCCTTTGGGATTCTATAAACAACTGAATATGGTGAAATATGATAATATACCTGGATTCCCTGGATATTACATTAGTAAAAGGGGAGGACTTTGGTCTAATCGTAAAAACGGGCAATGGAAAAAATTAAAGCCCCATCTTAATAAAATGTGGAACAGGTATCAATGTACTCTAAGGGATTCTCGTGGCATTAGGAAACTTTGTAAGATTTCTCGGCTAGTAGCTACAGTTTATTTACCTAATCCAGAGAATTTACCCATAGTAATGCACCTAGATAATAATCCGGCTAATGATTATTATCGAAATTTAAAATGGGGTACCCAGAAAGAAAATATTAAACAATGCTTATCGGATGGTAGGCTTTTTAAAAACGAAGTCTTCTTATCTCGTCAACAAAAGCCAGATACAATTAGAGATTCCGTAGTTAAAGACTACATAAAAGGATTCCCATTAAAATACATAAGTAACAAATATCAAGTATCTAGTTCTTGTATTACCTCGATCTTAAGGGAAAGTAGGATTCCAAGAACTAGAGATACTAAATTTAAAATTAAAGAGTAATATGAAAGGCTTACAATTTTTAGGAAACAGAGTGGAGGATGCAGCAAATGCCTTTATTGATGTCCTCAAGTATTCAGACCAGTCGGTAGACTATCCAGATTTCAAGGATATCGAACCTTGGCCAGATGAAATTGTTGATATGTTTAAAGATGCACTAAAGGATAAACCTTTTTCCGAGATTAGTGCTATCTTGATGTATACCCAACAGTCATCAAGGTTTGACCTAATTGCAGAGTTAATGCTTGGTATTGGTTTGGTAGAAATGAGACACTATGACAAGTTATCCGATTTCTTACAGAAGGCAGACCCTCATGAACAGGATTCTGTTATGGATATCTATCCTAAAGTGGAAATAGGATTTTCTCCTCAAAGTGCTTTGAAGATTGCTTGGAATTCTGAGATAGAAACCATTGGCAATTATAAAAAGATTATGAATAATCTAGCCTTGTATAGTGAACGTGCTGATTATGATGATGTGATGTATTTGTTGAATAAACTGATTGCTGATGAAGAACATCACATTAAACTCATCAAGGAAGCTATGGGAGTAGATAAAGGTACTAAGGGAGTAACTGTAATCATTAAGTAATATGAGTCAAGTAGCAATTATACATAAAGAATCCCGAGATAATTATATCTCGGGCAATTCCTATACATGGTGTCCTTGTTGTGGTAAATGCTATATATTATCCGAAGAGGAAGTGGTAAATGCTATAGACAATGATCTATCAGTATATGCCGAATGTTCTTGTGGTAATTCATTTTACATAGAAACAGAAGATGAGCAAGATAATTATTCAGAATGGTAATATGTGTGAACTCGACTTACCTCTTAAGTTCGCACAGAAACTTTATAATGAGTTTGCCATTCGACATCCAAATGCTTTCTACTTACGTACAAGGCAAAGAGGTATGCAGAATTGGGATGGTAAGATTCACTACATCACCAAGACTGGTCAATTTAAAATAGGTTTGCTTCCTAAGGTATACGATATGTGTATTGAGATGGGAATTAAACCTAAAGTTGTAGATATGCGTCAACCTTTACCTAAAGTCAGTAAAGTTGTTACGAAGATAGGCAAATATAAATTAAGACCAGAACAGGAGAAAGCAGTCAAGGCTGTAATTAATAATACGATTGGAGGTAAACCATTTCATATCGGAGTATTGGATTACACGGTTAATGCAGGTAAAACTCTTATTATGTCGTCTTTGTATTTATCCTATAAGAAGCAGTTGAAGACTTTGTTAATAACTAATGACTCGGATTGGTTAAACCAAGCTAGAGAAGAATTTAAGCAATATCTACCCGGAGAGGATATCACTTTTGTTCAAGGCAAAGTTTTAAACTGGAGTAACTTCACAATAGGTATGGTTCAATCTATTTCTCGTAATATGAGGTTCTATCAAAAAGAGTTATCTCAAATAGATATGGTACTTATAGATGAAGCTGACCAAGGGGGCAGTAGGCAATATCAGAATGTAATCACCCGGTTATTCAATACTCGTATTCGTATAGGACTATCTGGTACCATCTATATGAGTAAGCTTGCTAAAGATAAAGTTAAGAATATGAATCTTGAATGTTTCTTTGGTAAGGTACTTGCCGAGTTTAAACTTAGGGATTCTATTAAGAAGGGTTATTCAACTAAAACTGTAGTAAAGATGGTACCAGGTAAACCCTGGTATGGGAATTGGGAATCCGATTATATATCTTATAAAGAGATATATGATGATTCGATTACTAACAGTTATACTGCTTGGTTAATGGCATATTCCAGATTACGATGGAATATTAATCAAGGCAGATATCCTGCTCTCGTAGTTTGCAAGCATATTGCACATTGTGAAAATCTATATAAATTCTTTAAAAAGAAACTGGGCGATGCCTATAATATTGCCTATGTGCATGTTAATACCAAATCTAAATTAAGACAACAAATAATGAAAGATTTTAGGGACGGCAAAATTGATATCTTGGTATCAACTACAATCATTGCTCGGGGCAAAAACTTTCCTAAGCTAAGGTATTTGCTTAACGCAGCAAGTATGGATAGTCAAGAAAAATCTATTCAGTTCCTTGGTCGTTTGGTAAGAACCGATAAATCGAAAAAGAAAGTGTACCTTGATGACCTTCACTATCCTGGTAATTATTTAGATAGGCATGGAAAACATAGGAAGCAATATTATCAGAGACAAGAATTGAAAGTAATCTTATTAGACAAACTATGGAAGAAACATCCTAACCATAGCCTTATTAAGAGTTAACTAGAAGTACTATGAGTATTTACTTTTTCTCCGTAGGAGGAAAAGAAGATTACAATTAATAAGCATATAGGCATTATGAATTAATGATAAACTAATATGTATCAGAGATGAGGATGATACTAAACTAATTACTCTATTATCAGATGGTTGGAAGATAATCCAAATCTCTGCATCCGGTATTTATTGCTGGGTACTTTTAAGGAAACCTAATAACACTAAAAAGAAAATTAAAGGCTTTCAGTGATGGAGAAATATATTTTAATTACAGCGGTTGTTATTATGATAATAATACTCGCTTTAGACTTCATACTTTCTAAGGATGGCTATCAATGCCATTCATGTAAGAAACGTTTTCATAAAAAGGATTTGGAAATTAAGGGATGGCATTTCAAGGAATGGGTCTGTCCCAATTGTAAACATATTAATTACACTTATGATGAAGAAGATTAAAGAATGGTTTAAGTCGTTTAAGTCTCTTGTTGTGGGAGAGGTACATAATCCTAAACATGTATTCAACTGTAGAGATTTGATATGGATATCAAACTTGGAAACTTCTCAAAATACCCCCGAATGTTTTACTCATTTCTTTTGTTTGTACTGGAGTAATGGTATGGTAGTCAAAGTATGTCAAGAGAGCTATGATAGAAATTCATACCAAGAATTATATAAACTCAGGGAACTATTTATAAATAACATCGGTTATTCCTATGTTCCCATAGAAGATAACAGTGAAATATACATTTTATAAACGTAAAAAAGATATATAATGGCTAAGAAAAAGAAACAACTTCCTGACTTATCGAAGCAAGATATCCTTACTCCCATAGATGTTAGTACTCTGGGAACTAATGGAGACCCTTGCTTCGGTATTGGGTATGACCTATCAACTAAAGAGTGTAAGCTATGCGGAGACTCAGAGCTATGTGCATTCAAGATGTCTCAGAACTTGAATATCACAAGGAAAGAGCTAGAACAGAAGAATCAATACAAGGATTTGGATGTATTAGAAGATACGGTTGGTATCAAGAAATACATCCGAGGCTTGATTCGGAAAGGGAAAGACAAAAAAGAAGTTATTACCAAAACTGTTGAGAAATTCGAAGTACCCAGAAAACGTATTAGAGAACTTTATAAAGAGTGTACTAAATAATGAAACCAATAGAGATGATATGGGCTATGTTCAAGGTATACCTTAACAACCCAAACTATTTTGTAAAGCAAGAAGATGTACTTGCTAACCTTTGTATGGAAGGTTCTACCGATGTAATCAGAATGTGTAATTCATTGGGAGTACATGTTTCTAGACCCGAGAAATTAACCTTTGGACAACTTTTACATAAATGCAATATATTATGAACAGATTCAGATTTATCAAAGTAAGGGAGGTAGTATCTCCCAACAGAGCAAACCCCAATGATGCTGGGTTAGATTTTTATGTACCAACCAACCTGACTTCAGAGGATATCCATTCTAAGAATGGGTTCGATTCAGGAGGGTATGATTTGGATATACCCTTTAGTGAACATTTCGTAAGGCATATAGCTTTACAACCTGGGCATAGGATACTTATCCCATCGGGTATCAAAGGTTTGTTAGAACCGCCTGCATCTATGCTAATGGCAGCAAACAAATCTGGTATAGCTACTAAGAAAGGATTAATCTTTACTGCCGAGATAGTAGATTCTCCCTATGTTGGAGAGATACACATTGGAGTATACAACACTTCTCAAGAAGCCCAGGTTATTGAGGCTGGCCAGAAGCTGGTACAATTTATTCATGTGCCAATATATATCACTGAGCCAGAAGAGATTCAACAAGAGGAATTTTATACTGAATCCCAGATGTGGGGAAGTAGAGGAGGGAATGGTTTTGGTTCATCAGGAAGTAAATAATCATGGACATCAGGAATATAAATGAACAAGTGCCTCAGGTAGAAGAAACTGAGGCACGGATATTACAAGAAATGTATGTTCTTGGGATAGAGCAATTCTCTGGGTATAAATCCATAGAAAAGCTACCAGATTACCCATTAGATATAAATAATCCAAAGAGCCAAGTTATTCTAAAGGATTTTATTGGTAGAGTTATTGAAGAGTTAACTGAAGGATTCGAATCTACCGATGAAGTAGTATCTATATATCGTGATTATGGATGGAATAATGATTGTTTAACCTCAGAGGAATATACTCAGGTATTAAATCATCTAGCAAATGCAAATGAAGAACAAGCAGATGCTTTGGGATTCTTCTTTACTTTGCTTTTATATTCTAATATATTGCCAGAAGATATATTAAAATACCAAGATGCAAAGAGTTTATTTGAGGTAATGGCAATTGGAGTCAAAAACCTACTCATCAAGTACCCAGATCATCGAAGTGTAAGGAAATACCCTATACTAAGTCCAACTGATTGGGCAAGAGAAGATAGAGAAGAATATGATAAGATAGTTTCTTATACCCCAGGTTTTCATGAAATGAGCGAGATATCTCATGAAAATGAGAAGCTATATTTATGGGAAGTAATATATGAACTTAATAAAGCAAGGAACTTCCTTAAATGTAGACCCTGGAAACAAACTCAAGTGATGACCAAAGAAATAGATTTTCAGGAATCTTTGGTAAAGTCATTCTATCTCTATATGGGATTTTTAGCCATGAATGGGTTTACTCCTTGTGGATTATTTAGTTTATTCTTTAAAAAACAACGTCTCAATTTATGGAGACAAAATACTAATTACTAGCATGTCAGGATGGAACCATAAATTAGAGGGACTTCAACTTAATCCGGAGGAGTCCCTCCATTCGTTAGAATTTGCTACTTCACAAGAGGCATGGGAAAAACTCAATGAGGGATTCCTAAGATTAGAGCCTGCTTTATTTGCAAAGGGGGCTATTGCCAATAGTGGGGTAGCAGTAGTGTATAATGTATTTATAAAGATACGAAAAGCTTGGGTAGACCCAGAATTTGATTATGGGCGGTGTTTCAATTATAAAGAAACTAAGTGGACTAGCTTATTGAATAACTACATAGACTTTAATAAGCTTGACTTGTTGCGTAGTAAACTGAGAGTACTGAGAAATAAGTACAATCAGAATTACAATATAACCTATATGTTTAACAATCATCATGATAACGGAAAGCAATGTCTAATAGCAGCGACTTTTTCAAAACGATTCGGGGAGGACATCCCAGTTATTACAATGGTAGTTCGGGCTTCGGAGATTACCAAGAGGTTAATATTCGATTTCCTATTAATTCAACGAATGTCAGAGTACGTATATGGGCCGGACCAGTCAGTACAAATCAACCTATTTGCGACTCAAATGTACGGAAATGTGGAGACACTTCTAATGTATCATACCCATAAACCTTTGAAGAAGGTACTTAAGGGGGCAGAAGAGAATGCTTGGAATAAGAGAATAAAAGAGATATGGAAGAAATTCCAAAAGGGTACAGAGAAGGAATTCTCTTCATTCAAGGTATTCTTTAGAAGTTTTAAAGTGCTCAGACCAGATTTATATGAAGAAACATATAAATCAATGAAAGCAAAAGAATTACTTCTTGAATACGAGGATATAGAATATCCCGAGAATGTAATCTCTTACTCTCAACGTAAAGCTTATAAAAAGAAACTTTTATTAAAACAGAAGAACAATGGAAGCTAAGGAATTTTTAAATCAGAAGCGTATAGGATTAGTAAACAAATTCTATTACCAGGTTTTTGAGATTAAAAAGAACGGAGGGGAACCGAATATTCCTCTCTTACTACAAGAGGTAGAGGATTTTGATAATTTTGTATATCGCTACTGGCATATGACCTGGGTTAGTTCTACAATGTCATACAATTAAATATTTATATTATATGAGGATATATTCGAACAGTTTTGAGTTGATGTCGGAAACTGGCAGAGAACTCAACAGTTATGGGCAATTGGTAAAACCCAAAACCTATCAGAACAAAGTAATTGAAGGTAATGAGGATTTTTATACAAAAGAACTCATTTGCCAACAATATTGCTTAACTTCACTTGGAGACCCAGTATGGTTATTTGTATTCTCACATTCAAAGGAATGGGCAGATGCTGAGTTTAAAGAAAGAATTGGTTGGTATGAATTAAATCCTGGTAAAGCTTGGGAACTGAGAAAAGATTTATGGGAACAGTTCTTGGTGAATGGTAGATTTGATTATACTTATCCAGAACGTATTTGGAATCAGTTATCGTATGGTAGTACATCATTCAACTGTGATTCTGCCATGCAATCAGTTATTGAGCTTCTTAAGAGAGATAATGATACTCGTAAAGCAGTACTTCCTATATTCCATGGTACAGATTTAAGGTTCCTTGATGGTAGCAAACGTATACCATGCTCTATGTATTATGACTTTCTTATCCGTCAGAATGGTAAAGGAGAGAAAGTATTACATATTTGCTATCACCAAAGAAGTTCGGACTTTGTTACTCACTTTGGTAATGATGTATACCTTGCATGGAGACTCATGGAATATGTAGCTCAAGAGGTAGGAATAAAACCAGGTTATCTGTATCACACAATTGATTCTCTCCATGCTTATAAGAAAGATTGGACAGCATTAGCTTCTAATCTGGAAGACTTACAAGAGAAATACTAATAATGAGGGATGTATCTACTACTGGTGGGTATGTCCCTTTTTCTATTTTTAAAATATGGAGACACGGTATACAATAATAAAAAACAAAAGAGAGTTAAAGAAACTCATTGCCTGTTGTAAATCAACTGGTTATGCTTGCTGTGATTATGAAACAAATGCAGAACCTATATATAATAAGGGTTTTAAGCCAACTATACTCTCAGTATCCTGGATGCCAGGGTTTGGTGCTTCCATTCCTTTAGACCATTTCGAAACAAAAGATTATACTTCACCCGGTTGGAATTGGAAAAAGATGCTAAGGAAATTTGGGGAAGAGGTAATTGAGAATTATGACATTGTAAAGGTTGCATGGAACTGGAAATTTGATGACCAGATAAACCAGAAATATCAAATATTCTATAGGGGTACTTGTTTAGATGGTATGCTTGCAAAATATGTTCTTAATGAGGAAAAACCCCATGACCTAAAATCAATGGTAAGAAGGTATTTGCCTGAGTATGGTAATTATGAGAAACAAGATGCTTTTGATAAGATACCTTGGGATAAAAAAGAATTAGACCCACTTTGCCATTATGGATGTCAAGATACGGATTATACACTTAGGTTAATGATATTCTTTGAGAAGAAGTTGGTGGATTTAGGTATGTATTCGGTATTCCGTAATTTATTCATGTGTAATTCACGAGTACTTACTTCGGTAGAAAAGGAAGGTTTATATCTAGATACTGAGTTCAATAAAAAGCTTTTGGAAGAATATAAACCAAAAATAGATGCTGCTAGAGACGCAATATACGCTTTGCCAAGAGTAAAGAAATTCGAAAAGAAGTATAACCAAGAAAAGATTGATAAGTATATCCAATCTATCGAATCAGAACTTGAAGAGTTAGATTATAATGACCCAAAGGATAAACGTAAGATTGCATTAAGGGAACAGAAAATATCGAATATCAAGGCAGGTATATTTACAACTAAAAAGGAACAGGAATTAATAAGACCCATTAACCTTGGTAGCCCAGTTGATTTGCCTAAGCTAATGTATTCAGAGGATGGATTCCATTTCGATGTAATTAAAGATAATGATTCTGGTAAACCAAGTACAGATGAAGAAACTCTAACTAACTTAAGGTTAACAGTTAAAAAACCCGATTCACCAAAGGCAATATTCTTGGATAAACTTCTCGAACTAAGAGGGTTAGAGAAAATGTATAAGACTTATATTTATGGGTGGTGGGAAAAGGTACAAGATGATTCTCGATTACATGGTAGATATAACATACATGGTACTGACTCTAATAGGTTTAGTTCTGCAGACCCAAATATGCAGCAGATCCCAAAGACAACAGTAGACCCAAATATCAAGAAACAATTGGTAGCTCCTCCTGGGTATTTATATATGGCATTTGACTACTCTCAAGCAGAGTTAAGAATGATGGCTCACCTATCTGGCGATGAAACCTATCTTGATGCTTTTGCAAAGGGGGCTGACCCTCACTTGGGTATAGCAGCAGCAAAATACGGAGTATCAATTGAGGAAGCATCTAAAATATACGAAGATGAAAATCATCCTGACCATAAATTATGGAAGACTAGAAGAAAACAAGCTAAGCAAATTGCATTCGGTTTGATTTATGGTATTGGAGAAGCTTTACTTGCAGTAAAATTATCCGACCCAAAAGCTGGTATTATAGTTACTAAAGAAGAAGCTCATAAAGAAATGGCAGAGTTCTTTGAGAAACATCCAAAGATACTTAAATTCAAAGAGAAGCAAGAGAAATTCCTGCGTAAGCATGGGTATTATACCCAGTTATTTGGTACTAAGAGAAGATTACCCCAGATATACTCAAACGACAAACAAGAAGTTGCTTATGCTATTCGTTTGGGACTTAATTTCCCATGTCAAGGTGCTGCAGCAAATATGACCAACTTCGGGGCTATTCTTGTTTATTGGTTAATGCGACAAGGTAAATTACCCCGTATGCTTGAAGTAGCAACTGTTCATGATGCAGCCTATTTTTACTCAAAGCCTGAATATATTAATACTTGGACTGTTTTTAAAATATGGGATATATTGAGAAACCCCAGTACTAAGAAATATTTTGGTTTTCAAGTGGATGATGTAGATATGTCAATGGACTTCTCTATTGGTAGGTCAATGGCAGAAGAATTACCTTTTATTCCTGGGTATGATTATAGAAAGATGCTTCAACCAGATTTCTCAGTAGAGGAGTATATGGAAGAACATAAGAAGTATAAGAATGTAATCATTAAGGATTATCCTAAATTGTTTAGTAAAGAGATAAAGCAGTATGAGGAAGATTTTAAAGGGAAACTTAGATTGCATTGGTTGCCCTAATTACCATGTTACCAAGAATGGTAAGGTATATTCTAATTATAAGGGTAAAGGTTGGGTAAAATTATCCCTTAATCGAATTAAAAATAACGGATACGTTATAGTTTCTATTAGGGATACGAATGGATATAGGTATACTTATAACATTCATCAATTAGTAGCATTAGTATATGTACCAAACCCAAATAATCATAAGTATGTATGTCATAAGGATAATATAAGAACTCATAATCATTATAAGAACTTATATTGGGGTACTGCTAAGGAAAATACTCAACAATGTATTAGAGATGGTAGGTTTAAATTTTCAGATACAAAGTTAAGTAGACCCCGATATACTTCAATTACTTTATGAGTATGATACTGGTATGATAAAAGCAAAACTTGCTAGGAAGTATGGGATATCACCAATGTTAGTATATAAATATATTAAGAAAAGAAAACGTTATGAAGAAGATTTTAAACGGGCCCACGGTATGGAGGGCTAAATGCCCAGTATGTGATTGCGAATTTGAATATGATACCAGTGAAACTTTTGGGGTTTATAATAAATCTGGGGATTATTTTAGGATAGTACAATGTCCTAATTGTAAAACTAATATAAAGCATTCAGATTCAGTATCTACCATTACAGGAGTGAAAAGAGAAGATACTATGTCTACATAAATAATATAAATTTATGGAATTATGGCAACACAGAAAGAGATTGATAATGCAAGTAAGTTAACTGCCCTTACTTATATGGTTGCAGGTTGCTTAGGTTATTCTATCGAAAATTTACTTAAGTATTTAGATGGGGTTAATCTAAGGTTGAGTGGACAAGAAAAAATGTTACTTAACCGATTAAAGACTCAGTTATCTCAAGTACAAACTAATCTTACTACTTTAGAGGGATTGGCTTTTAAAGTAATGGCTACGGATGAGGATGGTAAACTTGCTTATGAAGATGCCACCCATATTTATTGGGCTGCATTTTTAGCATTACTAGATAGAGGTGGTACTGATAACTTATGCGACTTAAGATTAATGGCTTTGGTAGATAAGATAAGCATCTATAAATCTCTTCTTAATTTGCCCGGTATGAAACTCTCTTATCAAATGGCTTTTGCTCAAGTAACTAAAGCAATAAGCAAAGGAGAATTTAGTAAAGAAGACTTTAAAAACCTATTAGAAGTTTATGAAGACGGAACTGAAAAAACTAAAGGTTAAATTTGAAGGTAAACTTATTGAGATTGATATACAAAAGGAATTATCTATCAATGAGAATATCATTAATTCTCAGCTACGAGAATCTCCTTCTAGTTATTATGTACTTGCTTCTTTGAGAGATAAATATATAAAAGAAAGGGATGCTCTAGCAAGGGAAAAAGAAGAAGCTTATTCGAATGCCTGGTTATATTATAAGGATGCTAATGAAAGATGGAATAACGAATATGTATCTCATAAGGCAAACCTTAACAAGAAATACTCTTCTATCAATGAAAGGTATTTAAAAGCTGTAGAAAAAGCAAATAAGTTCATAACTATCTGTAAATGTTATGAGTCACGCGAAAATATATTAAGAACTATTAATGCGAACCTAAGAAAGGGTTAACCTATTGAACTATAAACAATTACTAACTTTTAAAAACAGTATTAGAATATGAATTATTCAATGACATTTATCTCATCTCTTGTAGCTGAGAAATTTAATCAAGAATTACCCGGATGCCCAACAGAAAACCGGGTACTTATTTTATCTCCCAAGGAGGTAAACCAAACTAAATCTGGTTTGATTATCCCTGAACAAGTAAAAGAGGGAGTTCCTCGTAAAGGGGTTGTAGTAAAGAGTGGGGAAATTACCGAAGAATACAAAACCTACCGAGAATTGGTTGCTGTAGGTAGAATAGTTACCTATGGTTTGTATGCAGGTAAAGAACTTGAATTCGAAACGGACAAACTATCTCCTGCTCTCAAACAACTTTTAGAGAAAAACGTTCTTACCGTATTGAGTATGAACGAAGTAGTTTACTCAGAACCGAATAATTAAAACTAATCATTATGATAAAAGACAAGAAGAAAAAGAAAGTTTCATCAGAGGGACTTTCTACAAAAGAAAAGATGCTAGCTAGAAAGAAACAGCTAGAATCCAAGGGAAATGGTAGTGGGTTAGTATATCCAAAAGAGGGAACTCTGAGGATGAGAATTAAATCTCCGGGTGATGACCAAGAATTGGGTATCGAAATTATTCAATTCTACCTGGGTGGCAATTTGGGAGGAGTTATATCTCCGGCTACTTTTGATGAACCTTGCCCATTCATGGAGAAATACCAAGAATTGAAAAACTCCAAGGATGAAGATGACAAGGAACTTGCCAAGAACCTGGTACCAAGAAGAAGATATGTTATCGGTGGTATCATTTACTCAGATGAAAAGGGTAGTAAGGTAGATTACGAAGGCAAAGATAAGGGAGTTTTAGTTCCTCGCTCAGTATACCAGGATATCATTGACCTTTACCTTGATGAAGATGAGGCAGGTGATATGACAGATCCAAAAACTGGATACGATATCAAGATAATTCGTTCCGGGTCTGGTAAACTAGATACCACTTATTCTGCTCGTGCTTGCAAACCAACTAAGTTGGACAAGAAATATCAAGGTACAATTGACCTTGAGGGGATAGTTCGTTCTCAAATCAAATCCTATGATGAGTTGGAAGATTTACTTTCACAGTATCTAAACGAAGACCATGGGGATGACGATGATGATGATAAATCCAAGAAGAAAAAGAAAAAGGGAGTTCACAAAGACCATTACATGGAAGATGATGAACCCAAGAAAAAGAAAAGAAAATACAAATCGGATATTTAAGGGTTAGTAATATGGTTTCATTCGAAGGTGGTAATTAGATTCGTTCTGTTATCACCTTCTTTAGTTTAAAGACATTACATTATGGCAAAGAAATCTAAGGTTGGTTTAAAAGTACCAACAGCAAATGAGATGGCAAAGAAATATGGAAGTATGATTAAATTAGCTTCAGAAGTTACTGATACTGATTTATATATACCATCTACTTTCTTTGCTCTGAACTACTTATTTGGTAAGGGTATTCCTTATGGTAAAATCGTAGAGATTGCTGGAGAAGAATCCTCTGGTAAATCTTTGGTGGCTTATAACTTTGCTTATGCTACTCAACAACTTGGAGGTCATGTGATATGGGTAGATGCTGAACAATCCTGGATGAATTCTTGGGCTGAAATAAATGGGGTAGACCCCGCAAGAGTAACCATTGTTAATGATACCCGTATTGAATATATTGCAGACGTAGTGGCAGACTTAGCAATATATTTACGTTCTCAATTAACTCACAATGAACCGATACTCTTAGTAATTGATTCTATTGCAGCTACAGACTGTACAGATAATATAGATGCTAAGATGGTTGATGGTAAAGCAGAAATGGGAGGTAGAGCAAAGGCTCTTTACAAATACTTCCGTATCAGAAGTGAGTTATTCTACAAGCTGGGAGTATCTCAGATTTATATTAACCAATTAAGAACTGCTTTAAATGTCGGATTTGGAAAAGATAACACAACAACTACAGGAGGTGCTGCACTCAAATTCTATGCTTCAATCAGAGCTGCTTTCTATTCGGGAAGGTCTGTTACCATCAAACAAAATGGGAAAGAAAGGAAAGCTGGAAAACTTGTCACAATTAGACTTATTAAAAATAAGGTTGCTCCTCCTAGACCTACAATTAGTAAATGCCCAGTATATTTCAACCCTAAATTCCATGAGGTTGGATTTGATAGATGCTATGCTTTAGAGGATGTATTAGTAGATACCGATGTAATCGAAAAAACTACTGGTGGGTATAAATTGAAAGGGAAAACTCTTGCAAGAGGGGAAGAGAAATTCCAAAAGCTTTTGGAAGAAGACGATGAACTTCGTAGAAAACTTTTACGGAAAGCCGGAGTAAATACCATAGGTACTACTAAAAAGCAACTGGAGAAGATAGAAACAAATATATTCCCAGTCGATGGTGTAGAATATGAAAACTATTCAGATTCAGAAGAGGAGGAGGAAGACGATGAATAAGAAAGAGGTAGAAGGTATAGAGAAAGTAATTAAAGAGTACCTTAAGAAAAATTTGAGAATGGAATCTAGGGTTAGGTATCTAGATGCTTATAGCCAACCAGAGAATTATTTAGATGTATATCTTGGAGAGGAAAAGATTCAAGAAGTTTCACTTTATGAATTAGATTTTGGACGATGAGCAAGAAAACAATATTACTGATTGATGGGGAGAATATTCTCCATCAGTCTTTTCATAAGTTCGAAAAACTTAAATCTACCGATGGCAAACCGAGTGGGGCAATATTCGGATTTTTCAAATCTCTATATATGTATCTTACAAGGTTCGAACCGGATGAGGTTTATATTTCATTCGATAATGGTCATTCACCAGTAAGGACGAAGTTATTGCCCAATTATAAGGGACATAGAAAAAATATATCTGTAGATTACGAATCATTGCAAAAGCAAAAGGCAATTATAATGAAAATGCTGGGTATGCTAAGAATTAATTATATCTTCGATAAAAAGAAATCTACAGTATATGAAGGGGATGACTTCTTAGCATACCTTGCAATTAAAAAATTCCAATCCGAGAAAATGATACTTATATCATCGGATAAAGACTTTAACCAGTTGCTATCAAATAACCTGAGGATATATAATCCCAGAAAAGATGAGATGATAAGAATGGATAACTGCAAAGAATTATTCGGTTATCATTCTCATGAAACGGTAGAGTACCTTGCAATGGTTGGAGATACTTCCGATGATATACCAGGGTTCCCGGGTATAGGACCAGTAAAGGCAAGGAAAATCCTTGATGAGGGTAGAATTGAGAAGTTTATTGCCCAGAGTAAGAATAAAGAATATCTTCAAATATGGAAAAGGAATGAACAGTTAATCGACCTTTTCTGGTTTGTAAGACATAACCCATTGGATAAGTTACCAATTAAGTCAAAGAAGAAGTTTAAGTATGAGAAATTCAAAGAACTTTGTATCGAATACTCTTTAGCATCATTTTTGACAAATGAATTTATAAAACCATTTAAAGCATTACATCATGAGTAAGAGAATTATGTTTGTGGGTCCCTCTGGTATAGGGAAAACTACTTTAGCTAAGTATGTAGCTAAGAGAGAAGATCTACCTTTTATTTCTGGTAGTATGTCAGATTTATTACCTGCTACTGAAGGGGTATCACATAATGAAATATTATCCCTCGGTTCGGAGGCAATGTATAAAGCAGATTTTCAACTTCTGAACAAAAGGAATAGGTTATTCAAGGATAGAGAATACTTCGTAACTGATAGGAGTTATGCAGATTTGGCTGCTTATTTTTGGTATAAGCAATCAAGAACTTTACCAGAATGTGAAATGGAACATTTTTTCTGTCAATGTAAGACTTTAATGGAAGATCAATGTGATGTAGCAATCTTCTTACCATTAAATCTAGATACTTATAAGCATTGGTCAATGGAAGATAATGGTAAGAGAATACTTAACAGATTCTTCCAAGTTCAGATATCATCTCTTATGGGGGAATTGCTTGCAAATTGGGAAATACCCACTATTTGTATATCTGAGCTCGATTTAGGTATGAGAACGAAACAAATCAATTACCATTTAGATAGGATATGGGGAAAGAAGTAATAGCAATAGCCTTTTCAGATTTACATATAAATCTATGGGCTAAGTTTAATGAGAACAATCACAGGACCCTGAATAGTTTCAGGGTTTTGTCGATTATACGGAAATTATGTAGAAGGTTTAACTGTCCTGCATTATTTTGTGGAGACTTATTTCATAAGGCCGAAACAATGGACCAAGAATTAGCAGAGATATGTTATAATGAACTAATCGAAGGATTTTGGATATATGCCATATCTGGAAATCATGATATTAAGAAAATAAGTAAGGTTGGTACTAAACCCTTTAGCTGGCTTTATCAAGTAGAGAAGTATGGTATCATGATATTAGATTATGAAAAAACCCAACTATCTTCTACACATAAAGATATTATGGTATATGGGGTTCCTTATATTGATAATAACGTGGGTCTAAGTGAATACTTAAAGAAGTTAGAATTAGATAAAAGTAAAAAGAATATTCTTTTACTACACACTGATTATCCCGGTGCAAAGGATACCGATGGTAGAGAGATAGATTCCGTAGAAAACTTAAATGTAAATGTTCTCAATAAATTCGATTTAGTATTATGTGGTCATATACACAAACCTCAAAGATTATCAAAGAAGGTTTATATGATTGGGGCACCTAACCATCAAAGGAGAACCGATAGAGATTGTGAATTAGGGTATTGGAAAATCTATGAAGATTTGTCTCTGAAGTTTGTACCTTTGAAAAATTTCCCAAAGTTCATCGATGTAGAAAGGGAAGAGGATATTAATGATGATGGCAATTATTATACGGTAATCCCTCAAAAAGCTAGTACTCCAGTTAATAACAAACATAAGATTACTAAGCAACTTTCTAAGAAGTCTCTAGCAAAGAGATACCTAAGAGAGAAAGGTATTAAAGATGAGGTTAAAACTAATCTATTAATTGAAACACTTAAAAAGGCTGAGTCATGTTAACGTTCTTAAACTTAGAGGCAGAAGGATTTTGTTCAATAGAATCCTTACATCTACAATTAAACCCCACTTGTACCATACTTATCAAGGCCCCAAATGGGAAAGGGAAATCAACTATTCTCTCTGCCTTGGTATGGGCAATATATGGGAAAAACCTAAAGGGTGTTTCTGAGGTAAATACTTGGAAGCAAGTAAGGCCTAAAGATTACAAGGGTACTAAGGTACAAGTATATTTTCAGAAAGATTCTCATACATATAAGATAGTTAGATGTCAAAAGTATGATGAAGTACTTGAGGATGGTGCTAAAGGCAAAGACAGACTTATCTTCATGAAAGATGGAGATATAGTCGATATAAAAGGGAAGGGGAAGATACAGGATTTTATAAACAGAGAGATAGGTTTATCATATACTCTGTTTATGAACTCAATCATGTTTGGTCAGGGTATAAAGAGACTTATACAAGAATCTAATTCGGATAAGAAAAAGATATTCGAAGAAGTATTTGATTTAGAGTTCTTAAACCTTGCTAAAGGCATTGCATTACAAGATAAAAATAACTTGATATCTCAAATAAACGAGGTAGAGCATGAGTCTCAAATGCTTAAGAAAGAATTAGAGGCTAACAAGGAAGCTTACTTCGATATGAGAGATAGAGAAAAATCCTTCAAGCAAAAAATCAAAGAAGAAAGAAGAGAGTTAAAGCAAGATAGAGAAAAGCTAACTAAGCTACTAATTGAAAAACAAAAACAAATCAAGGATGAAGTAGATGCTTCGCTTCAGATAAAGATTAAAAAACAAAATGAACTAATCCTTGATTTGAGGGGTAAGATAAAAGATGCCAAGAATTTATCAAATGTACCTCTTAAGAAAGTAATTAAAGAATTAGTAATACAGTTAGAAGAAGGTCACTACAAACGTGCATTACGTGATGCCAAATCAATATATAAAGCGTTCTCTGACCTTGATAAATACGATAAGGAGTATCAGGAGGCATTAGAAAGGTTGGAAGAACTTAGTAGTGTAAATGATAGGTATAAGAAATTAAAATCAGACTGTGATGATATTGCTTCTGATATTGCTTCTATTGACGAAGACCTGGTTAAGCTCAAGCAAGAAAAGCTTAAGGTCATGTCTCCAAAGTATAAACAAAAACTTAAGGAGATTAGGAAGAATTTACGGAAGGTTGATGAAGACTTTCACAATAAAGAGTTAGAGTTAGAGAATTATAACTGGTTAATTAATGACCCATTGGGTAATAATGGGATTAAGGCTTATCTATTTGATTCATCCCTTGAGTTCTTAAATAAATGCCTTGATAAGTATTCAGAGGTATTGGGATTTAGGATTGAATTTAATATTGATTTGGGCACTGCTAGAAAAGAATTTGTTACTCTTATTGAAAGGGATGGGCAAATAATTGATTATGATGAACTTAGCGGTGGAGAAAAACAATTATGTAATGTTGCAATGGCATTTGCAATGAATGAAGCTCTTACGGCTTCTAAGGGTATTAACTTAGCATTTCTCGATGAGGTATTTGAATCTTTAAGTTCAGATAACGTAGAAGTAGTTACCTCACTAATACGTCACATATTCAAAGAGAAAACTCTATTCTTGATAACCCACTTAGATTCACTTCCTCTTGGTAATACCAAAATTCTGCAAGTGGAAAAGACCCAAGGCCTGAGTAGGTACCAATTACTATAATGGTATATAAAATACAATACACCATTATAGTATGAACTCTAAGAATAAAGGAAATCGATTCGAAAGAAAAATTGCCGGGTTTTTTACGAAATGGACCGGGTACAAATTTGAAAGGAATAGAGCAGGGAGTGGAGCTTGGCATTCAAACAAGGACTCCACTTCCGATTTAACCTGTACTGATGAAAGGCATGCTCATAGATGTAAGATATCTATCGAATGCAAGAATTATAAAGAGATTAAGTTTGAACATCTACTCTTAGGTAATAAGGGATGCGATATATTGAAATTCTGGGAACAAGCTTCTAAGGATGCAAAAAGAGCAAATAAAGTTCCCATACTCTGTATGAGATATAATTCAATGCCATCAGAAGAATTTTTCTTTGTAGTTGGAAAGGATTTATCTTCCGTATTCTATAAACCCCTATTCGATAAAGCCAATATTATGGTAATTGATGTACCAAAGATAGATGAGATTCTTTATGTATTCATGGCTAGTGATATATTGAAGAATGTAAACTATAAGTTAGTACATAAACAAGCTAAGTTAATTATTAAAAACCGGTAACCTATGAAGAAGCATACCCCATACTCATATTGTATATTTTACCTTGAAAGGAAGTACTGTGATAAAATCAATAAAGAACTCAAAGAAAAGGGGTATGACCAAATCAAGGCAATTATTCCTATGGTAAACGTATTAAGAAAAACCACAAAGGGTAAGATGGTATTCGAAGAAGTACCAGTATTATTCAATTATGGTTTTATGAGAATGCCCACTAAATTAGCATTCTCAAGGCCCTTTCTTAATAAGTTACGTAGGAATATATCTGGTATCAGAACTTGGTTACGTAATACCGAGACAATGCACCCAAGAAAGAAAAAGGTAAGGATTGACAATGCAGAAGACTTTGATGATTTCTCTTTAGTGGCTACTTGTAGTAGAAAAGAAGTAAGGCGATTTAAACGTATTGCTAGAGAGAATAAGAAGTTTTCAGTAGATGATTTAGTCAATGTAAAGCCTGGAGATTACTTAGTATTACGAGGTTATCCTTATGAGGGAGTAGATGCTACAGTATTAGAGGTTGACCATCTTTGTAAAAGAGTAAAAGTTCTTATATACCCTGAAATGGGAAGAATGGAAGTATGGTTACCTTTTGACAACGTTATCTATAGTGTATATTTAAATCATGACCCAGATAAGCTTTATGCTAATTCTGGGGAATATGACCCTAATCAGATAACCAATGAAGCAATTGATAGTATAATGAGATATAGGAGAATTTAATATTATGAACGAAGCTCAACAAAAAGCCTGGAGTTGTTTAATTGATAAAGAACAACAATCATTATTCCTTCAACTATCAGAAAGTAAATCTTCATGGGAAGCTGGTGAAATTTTAAAGTTATCTCATTACAAGTATCTTGAAATCCGGGAACGGTCAGAGAAATTCTTTAGGCTATTCTCGGATTTTTTTGAGAAACACCCTTCTATTTTTCGACCAGATTGCCCCTGTGAGAGGAATTTCCAAGATTATATGGAGGGATGTTTAGAGAAACGATTAAAAAGAAAAGAAGCAAGCTTATTCACAGGAGACTCAGCTCAATTACTCCCAAAGGTAAACTCTAAAAATATAGAGAGAAACATGAAGAGGTTAAAGGAGTCTGAGGATGAATGGGACATAGATACTCTAAGATTAATTCTTGAATTTGATAGGTGGAATAACTTTAGAATACTTCCAAGGATGCTACAACAGCCATCTGCATTTAAAAGGCGGTCGAATAAGAAGGATAAGATATATATCAAATACCTACTTAATAGGGTACCGGATTGGATGCACACTAAACTCAAGGAAAGGTTTAGGTATAAAGTAAAACCAGGAAAGAAAAAGTATTGGGTAGCTTTAATATCTGAGGACCTATATACTGATGGTTATCTATTGTTACCAGTAAGACCTTTGGATGAAGTAATAGATGAATTTAGTAGATTTTACATGTATGTATTCAAAACTAAAGATGATGCTGATACTTTTGGTTTTATGGTATCTAAGTTCATGATTAAAACCGAATCTGTTAAGCTTGGACAAAAATTCTGGCCAGAGTACCGTTGCTGTGTGGAAAAAGCAGTAAACTATAATCAAGTGAACAACATAGAATTCAATATTAAGAAATTGGATATGGCTTATAACACACATATCAAGAGAAAGCATAAAAAACCTAAATCCACTGCTGCGAACCGAGCAAAAACCTCGGATTTTTATAAAAATAAATAGAGAAATAAGATAAGATTAAATTATTTATTCTTATATTTGCAAAGAAAATAAATGAATACTTAAAATATTAATGATATGGCAAAAAAGAGTAGAAAAGACATGAAAGCTCCATCCAAGGAGAAATCAAATTTCCTTGGTGCTTCTGGGAGAAACATGACTTATAAGGATTTAAAGAGAAAGGCAATAATATTAGGGATGCCTTTCCCTGATGCTTGTTCTGCTGGGGTATTTGACTTATTACATTATATCAATGTATCAGAAGAGAAGCCAGATAAATCGTTAATTGATAAATATGACGATTGGATGGATAAGCAATTAGAAAATATTGGGTATTCGAAAGATGACCCATTAAGAAATTCCAGATTAAGGCTTGGGTTTCTCGGAGAAGAAGGGGAAAATGGGCAAAGAAGAACCAAACGAGTTCCTGGGATAAAGAAACCTCGAGAAAAGAAACCACCAAGAGAGAGGGATGAATTTAATCTTATCAAGGGTACAAAGAAATCTTATGTATTCGAATTAACTGCAAAAGGTTTTGAACTTGATAGAGTTATTCGGAGAATGAAAAAGAAATTCCCCGAAGCAAATGAGAAATCTATCAATCTTTGGTATAGAATGGCAAAGAGGAATATAAATGGTAAAACTAAAGGAAAGTAACAACGGACCCATACGACCAGATAGATATTATATATGGACTTGGAGACCAGATACTACCAATAAGATTGTTACTGAAAAGAAATTATATAGGAAACATCTAACCGGTATACCATACTTTACTAGACACCAAGTAAAGGTTACCTTAGTTTATCTTTATGGTGTAGATGTTCTTCAGTATATCCATATAATATCTGGGAGGAAACTTATAAAACAAGGCATTAGAGAATTATCCGATATGAATGGTAAACTTCTTAAAAAGGGTAGTACTAAATTCTGGTTTAAGGGTAAATTCGTAAAAGCAAGGAAGTTCATAATGCCCGATGAATATCACATAGATAAACACCGACGAAGAAGATTTATGGTACAAATGCACCGAGTCTTTAAGTCTAAAGGAAAAAAGGAATTCAATGAAAGGTACTCAATCAAACTCTATGGACAACGGCAAGGCATATCTCCCAAGTATACAAGGCAAAAGAGATTACAAATCAATCTTGCTATCCTACAGGATTTACAACAGGCTGAGTCAAGAGGAGAAAAATAAATTCAATCTGTTATTCCTGCAGTATCCCCCATTGGTAGGTTCATTGGCTTTATATTTAAGAAAGAAGATGAACATCCCAATACAAAAGGTACTATTTATCAAAGCACAAAGGGATATGCTTGAAATATTCGATGAGGCATCACTTAAATTTTTAGGGTATTTGCCTAAAGAAAGGTTTATTAAGAAGTCTTTATTATTTCAAGGGTTTGTTCCATTAGAGAGTATTAAACTTAGAAGGTCTTATGCTTATATAATGACAAATAGGATGATAGAAAATAAAATATGGGTCTACCCAATTCGATTATCCGATAACTATAAAACAATGATAAAAGGGAAATACAAATCTTATACCGAAGTATTTGAGAAGGTGGGTATTCCTGGGATAACTAAAATTAAATATAGCGATGAATAACGAAGGTTTTAAAATCACAGCACATCAACCAGCAAACCCATTTGCAGGTAAGAAGTTTAAGATAGTCACTTATCAAGGTGACAAGGAACTTGCCTCTCAGGCAATAACAATTGAATCTCAATTAGAATTAAAGACAACTCTAGATGAGATAAAACAATTCAATATTGCTCAGGAGGAATTATTAAAATCTGGGTATTCTCAGAAATCCATACTGGTAAAGAAACTTATAACAGAGTGATATAAATAAATTATTAACCAACTTAAACATTACGAAAATGGCTAAGAAGAAAAAAGAAGTGGAACTGAAAGAAGTTTCCAGAACAGAAATCAATGGTGCAATCATCATTAAGTACGAAGACGGCTCAGTAAAGATTATCCCTGCTCCTATCATGCTTTCTGCCGAAGAAGCCGAAGACCTTTTCGGTTCTGAATCCGATGACGAGGAAGAAGAAGAGGAAGAATCAGACGATGATGATGATGATTCCGAAGAGGAAGAAGAAGAAGAGGAATCGGATGATGACGATGAGGAAGATGAGGAAGGTGATGATGATGATGATTCCGAAGAGGAAGAAGAAGAGGAAGAACTGACCGGTGAAGAACTTGCCGAAATGGACTTCGAAGAACTTGAGGATGTCTGCGACGACAAAGACCTTGAAACTGACCCAGACGATTATGATGAAGACGACGTCGAAAAACTCCGTAAAGCAATTGCCAAAGAACTCGGTCTCAAATTGCCGGCAAAGAAAGAAACCAAAGGTAAAGGCAAGAAAGGGAAAAAGTAATCTGGTAACTGTATTCAAGATTTAAGAAGGTAGGGAAATTTCCCTACCTTTACTATCAACTATTAATAAACGTAGAAGTTTACTTATAATAACCATTAACTTATAAAACATTAAAAATTATGGCAACAAAGAAATCAGACTCCAAGAAGAAAGGGGATAAAGAAAAAGACCCCGAAAAAGAAGCTAAACGCAAGGCTCGTCAAGAGGCACTTAAGAATCGGCCGGCTGAACAACGTCCTAACAGCAAGCAAATCGATGTTATTGCCATTAACGACAAATCCAAGGTAATGAACTTTGGTTATGCCGTTAAGAACAAGGAAGGCTATCAGGGTGTAGTGGTTACTTCTGTATTGGTTACGGATGGCAAACCGGTATCAACTTCAGTTTCATTCGTTCCGGGAACTCTTACCGTTAAGTCTAAGAAAGGACATGGCGTTATTTGTTCTCCGAAAAACAAAAAGGCTAAGGAAGAAGAAGAGGAAGAATCAGAAGATTAAACTCTAACTTACTAACTACTATCCCATATGTCTGCTATATAAATTTAGAGTTTAAGTTCATATGAATAACATCTACACTTAGGACGTTGTTCAGCCAAAAGCTCATTGCCTGTGAAGGCAATGAGCTTTAATTTTTTATACCCATGGAAGAAGAGAAATTAGCAATTCGAAAGAACATTCGAATACTTGCATTGGATAATCTAATAAATACTTATATTGATGTACTAGAAGATAAAGAATTAAACCTGGGACCAGATGAAAGGGAACTTGCCATCAATATAATAAATGAGGCAAGAGAAATGCTATCAGAAGAAACTCAGGAAGTATCTAACCAAGTAATGCAAAGACCCAAATGGAAAAAGACTTAAGATTATTAGTGGGAAACATTAATCAAACTCTCAGAGAATTAGATTATGTTTCGTACCTTAAAAAGGTAGCTCTTAGTAAGGGTAAGAAAGGCGAATACCAATCCCATAGGTTGAAGAGTAATTATCTGAAAAGAAAACTCATATCTCTTAAAGGAGCCCTGAATAAAAAACTTCATGGGACTTATATTGTTGCCCAATTTAATTTTATAAGGGGGGAACAGAAAGAAACTTTTGAACAAACTTTTACGGACTTATCTCAGAAAGAGGTAGAAGATATACTTCAACTCGAGGCAGTTTTAAAACAATGCAGTTTAGAAATCCTAGAAATTAAAGAAATCCCAACCCAAATTAGGAAGGTATAACTATGGTATTATGTAAATAGGAAATTCAATTATTCACCTAATATAAATGAAAATGGCTAAGAAAGACGAAAAGAAGAGTAAATCGGAATCCAAGACTCCGGAACTCACAAAGGCTAAGAAAGCTTTGGATGCTTACCTTAAAGAGAACAAGTTGGACCCTACTAAGGATTGGACCAAAGACAAGAAACATGGTAAAAAGGTTACCGAACTTGTAAACAAGCTCAATAAGGAAAGAGACAAAGTTGCTGCTGCCTATCCTGAAGCTGACCAAGAGAACAACAAGAAATTGGTAAAACTCAAGGAAAAAGAGAAGAAGGAAAAAGATGAGAAGAAGTCTGCCAAAGAGAAAAAGGAAAAGAAAGGAAATGGTGGTAGAACAGCTACCAAATACGATTATCCTCTCATCGATGGCAGAGAAATGACTTCGGCTGAGAAGAAAAAATACCGTATGGAGCAAAGAAAACTTGCTTCAGGTAAGGCTCCTAAGGAGGAAAAGGAAACTAAGAAAAAGAAGGAAGAAAAGGTAAAAGAGAAACCGTCTTCCGATAAGAAAGATAAGAAGGCCAAAGACAAGAAGAAAAAGAAGGCCGCTAAAGAAGAAGATTAATAAGAGCACTTTTTACTTTTACTTATCATATTTTTGAGTATTCGTTAATAATGGTAGAAGGCCTGGCAATATAAAAATTGTTCAGGCCTTTTATTTTCTAATTAAGTCGAAAATGGAACAAGAAGTATATAAACCAAAACTTAGAATCACTACACTATCAGAGAATGGTACCCCATTATCCGATAGGTTGGTAGATGCATATACCGAGATGAATTCAGGTCCAAAGGTACAGCATAACGGTCCCATAAGAGTAGAAGTAACTCTTACTAATAAACAAGATATTGATAACTTCAAAGAATACTTAGATAGGTTATCTGGTACATTGCCTGCTAAGGCACCTAATGTTGGCAGAGGAAGACCTGCAGGGTCTACAACTAAGGAATTGGAATCACCAAGGGAGGACATTCTTGCAGATGTAGAGAAAATGATTGAAGAGGGTAAAAGCCAACAAGATATCATTAAATATCTTAGGGGATTGGGATTTGTATTTATCCTTACTGAAGATTTTCTATTTCACTTTCCTGGATTTGAGTTTAATAAAAAAGATGTGGGAGAAGCAACAGACAATAAGCAATATCCCAATTCATTTTCTTGGATGGCAAGATGTATCAAACGGGCTAAGGACCCAAAAGCAGATAAATTTGACCCAATGGTAATCTTTGGTTTTAGCATTCTTGGGGGACCCTCGAAAAAGATTATCCCATATCTCTATAAGGAAAGGAAGAAACCATTAAGGGCCCAAGTTGGTAAAAACGTAATCTCCTTCTCTCAGGCAGAATTCACTAAACTTCCCAAGTATATGTTAGAATCCGAAAGGATTAAGTTCTCTACTGAACAGAGACAATTGCTTCTAAGTCCCGAAAAGAAGCCTTCTAAATTCTTCCTAAGATGGGTAAACGATGCTATATTCCCAGACTCCATAAAGGAAAAGATGGAAGAAATCAAGAACCGCTAACACTTACCTCCGTATTTATTAAAAGAGTATTTTATATAAAATAATTTTAGTATATTTGCATAAAGAAAATTTAATTATGGACAAGGAAACAAAAGACATCGTAAAGCTCATTGCTGGTATTCAGATTGAATCACTCAACTCAATCAAAGAGGATGTTAAAAATGGGAATGACATTGCCCAAGACTTAATCAAAAAACTCCTTCAGATTGAGGATGACGAAATAATTCGAGCACTAGATGAGCACATTGAATTATACGTAGAAATGGAGAATACCCCTCAACTGATAAATATGCTAAGTGAATACCAAATGCTGGTATGCTCTCACATATTGTTCAGAATGGAAGATGAATGGGTACATACTAATTCTCAGGGAGTACTTGGTACCTGGGCAATCTTCCAAAGGGCAAATCTCAAATTCCACCCAGAACTAACACTTTTAAAATTTTAATATAGACATGGAAAAGAACGAATACTTAGAATCAGTAGAAATGAACACCGGAGTCGAAATGATTCCTTGCGAATCCTCTAATATTGAGGGCTTTGGTTATGACTCAAAGAAAAAACAACTTTGGGTTGCTTTTAAAGGTAATCGAGTTTATCGCTATGATGATGTACCTTATGAAATCTGCAACGAGTTACATCAAGCAGAATCAAAAGGTAAATACCTTGCAAAGAACATTAAAAATAAATTCGAAACTACAGGTTATGAACTCAGAAACTAAATTCATATTGGGCCTGGTAACCTTGGGGGCAGTGATTTACTTTATTGGTGAGAATAAAACTCATCCAGTAGAAGTGAGCACTGCTCCTTCTCGTTTTGAAAGTCCAATAACCAAGTTAATCTCTCTTCAAGATAGCATGGGTATTAAACCAAAAGAAAGGGAGCAAAAGAAACAATGGTATAAGTATAGGGTAGAAATAGAAACTATTCCAGAAAATCAAATCTATAAGATTGAGAAATCTGGATACCAGCAATATGAAGTTTCTAGATTGGGTGAAACTTATTCCTATGTAACCTACGAATTTACCTCAGACAAGGTAATGACTACTCAAGAAGCCTATGACTTCGTAAAGAAATATCCTGAAAGATGTACAAGGGTACCAAATACATCACAAGATAACATTTACGATAAATATAACGAGGATTATGAAGATTACATAAATGATCCAGAGGATGAAATTAACTATCCTCCAGAAATCTTCGACTTCCTAGCCGATTAACCCGAGCAAATAGAAAATAATTCAAATAAAATTTTTCTATTTAAAATAAAGTTCTTATATTTGTATCAGAAAAAGAAATTAATCATTTTACTAACATTTTAAATATAGACGTTATGAAAAAGAATGAATCAAAGGTTACTAACCTGGTTGCAACTAAGGTTGCCGAACAACTTGAAGGAATTAAAAATTCTAAGACTGCTAAGGCTTCTGCTCCTAAGGCCAAAAAGACTAAAAAGGAATTGGTACAAGATGCTCAAGAAGCTGCCACTAATTTTGCCAATGCTAAATTGGTAGAACTCTCTCCTAAAACCAAAACTTCCAAAAAGGAACAGGTTGTCAAGGAAGTTAAGGAACAACAAAAACCCTCCATCATCGAACAGGTAATTTCTAATCGGGAAGTTAAATACGTATACCCTGCCGATGTAGTTGATACACTTGCTCGGAAGAAATGGAGACAACAAACTCGAAACGAACTCCATCGATTGGAACTTGCAATGGCTCGTATCAAAGATACAAACTCTAAGGAATTCAAGGCTGCGGCTAAATCCTATGAGGACTTTAAAAAGAAGGTCCTCAAACCAGAACAAGTTGCATAAACCTTTATTAACCAGGTGCCCGGGATAATTACCTGGGCATCTCAATTCATACAAAATGGATTACACTATCTTCTCTGATAAAGAGATGCTTAAGCAGGACAAAGAATTGGTAGAATTACATAAACGATGTTGTAAGTCCTATCTAATCCAACATTCACTTAAGCACTCTAAAATTAAGAAGTTCTTTATCGTTTACGATTGGTATATAAATACTGATAACGTAAGGAATTTCTTTTTCAGGCCTATAAACCTTTTCATTCAGGCATTGCTTTTAGGGCAACTTGATGAAATATCCGATTACATTAATCCTAACAAAAATGGAAAACGAAAAAAGAAACGAACCAGAAAAGTATAACGTACTTTATTGCAAAGGCAAATATCAGTATAAATCTAAATATCCCCAAATAGAAACTAAACATAAGGTTATCTATGCAGGGCCAGTAGAACCAATGGCACCAATCTGGGGTAATGTATCAGATATATTAAGGAAATCTGATAGAATTTGTACTGAATCTCGAAGAGAATTAAAGAAGTTAGAGGAACGTTCACAGAATAACCTTTACTTCAAGAAAAATGGTATTACTCATATAATCGTATACAAATGTTTAGAGAAATAGTTAAAGACCTATATATAGGCAAATCTAAGTTAACCATAGAATGTAACCAAAAGGAAATACCCCAAACTACTCTGGTTCAAGACATATTACAGAATACTGGATTTACGGGTAATATGCCCGACTACGGTACCTATGGTAATTTCAAGGATGGGAAATTTGAGATTACTCCAATGATGCCTAAGCATTGCTTATTTATTACTGGGGTACCCAAAGGGGCAATCCTTGATAATTTCCGAGTTAGAAGAACATATTGGTCCTCTTATTATGAGGATGATGTAAGAGGGTACTTATTTCAGATTACAGATGAAAGTATACCTCGTTTAATAATCACAAACTAAATCTATATGGAAGCAATCGATTACGTAAAATTATTTAAACTCGACCAAGAGAATTATGACTTTAAAAGGGAAGAGTTTATATCCGAATTAGGTAAAGAATTTCTAGATTATTGCCAAACTACCACAATTGGGATAGATAAAAAGACTGGCAATATATACTACTACCGATTTAGGGAAATAGTTAAGAATTTCGAAACTAAATTCTGGGCAATCTCAGAACTTAAAATAGGAGAACCATTAACCCAGAAATTATGGAATGCCTTTTTCGCTACTCAGGTAGTTCCTTTAAGGCAAAGGTTATTCCCAAAGGTTCAGAAATTAATCGAAGAGCAAAAGGGGATAACCCATAACCGTAGTAAACAAGACAAAAAACCTACGAACCATAAAAAGGCAAACTATGGCAAGGGAAATCACAGACCTGCATGGGAATAAATTTAAGGTAGGGGATTATAAGCTTTGCCTTAATATTCCCATCACTGGGAAAGGTAATTTAGTATTCACCAGGGACCTAATCTCTGGTGAACCTTTTAATTTATCAGTAAGTAAGAAAAAATATAAGGGATATTTCTATAACCTATCTTTGAATCTGTATGTAAGGTTCGATTTAGAGTATATGGGTTATGATGAAAGTTCCGATATCAGAAAATCTCATTTGTATGTCAGAAAAGGAAAATAAAATGGTAAGATTCCCAAGACCTATGGGGACTACTGCAATGGCATTAGAATATCAGAAGAACCCAAATGATGAACTTCTGATAAAGATACATAATTATATCATCAATCAATGGCTAATGGGAAATGGTGTATTATGTGGTATCACATACGACATAAATACATTCTCATATCGTATGGGTATAGATATCAATTACATACGGGTATTTATGAGAGATAGGCTATTAAGCTCTAGAATATGGGATAAAGAAAAGGCAGAAGATTTACTACAAGCATTAATGGGAGAACAACTAGCATGGGCTTTGGAAGACCGTATGGAAATAGCCCATCAGGTTAATATCCTAAGAGAATCTCAGGGAGGGAAATACGTACCGTTTATATCTGCCGAGCTGGGAAAGGCCCTTAAATTAAAGCTTGAATCCTCTACATCATTGCAGTCTATCGTACGTAATCTCACTGGAGGAAGTACTACGAATATATTTGCTCAATTCAATCAACAGAACAACGTAACACAGCAAAATGCAATTACTGTTGAAGAGGCCCGTCAAATCGTATTTGAATCACAAAGGGTATTGGATAAACCAGAAGAGGCTAAACTATTGGAAGACAGGTATGACATTAAGTCATTACCCGAAGTAGTTGCTACTAAACAAGAAGGAGTAGATACCAGTAAAGAGGGTCTTAACCTTAATAAAGCAGAGCTAATGCAAATTACTGATGATTATAAGGGAGCTATGTCTTCATTCTCTAAAGAACATCATGAACTACGTAGAGAAATCGAAATGCGTATAGACCCAGACGAAGAAGACCCAGAGTTATATCAATATGAAGACTTTGAGAAAGAAGAAAAAGAGGATGGCTCATTTGCATCTCAATTCCTCCGAAATAGTAAGCTCCCATAGTTATATCCGGATATTGCATATTTAAAAAGAAAGAATTATATTTGCATATCAATTTTAAAATAGACAAAAATATGGAACTACCAAAGACATCTTACAAAGAGACTCGGGTTAACAAGGTTAATCAGGGTACATACTTTAAATTAAAACCAACTGATACTGCTCCAGTATGGGTAAGAGACCATTATGATAAATCATCTAAGACTTATGCTTGCCATAAGTATGATGACTCAAATCACGAAAAATTTCTCAAGGGAACAAGGAAAATATACATTGACTTTACATTTTAATCACATGAACTTATTTAAACGAAAGAGATGCTGTAGTGAACTCATTGCTATTAAAAATGGCAACTTAGTATTCAAATTGAGTAATACTCATATCAATGCTTCTTATAATACTTTACAGGCAATAATGAGGAAATCTGGTATATTCGATGAGAATCTATATTTCGATGTCTATCAGGAATATCGGAAACATTATGCTATATACGACGTAGTACCATCGTTGCTAAGGTATAAGATACCCTTGATATTTTCAGGTAGATACCCAAAGAAACTATTCGATAATCAGTTTACTTTTGAGGAATTAATACCGAATAATTTGGTATATCATAGTTTACCCGAAAATTTTAGATTACCAGAAAGCTTAGAGAAAATTCTTTTAGAAGTAAGAAAAAGGGTATCTGCTTATATAGACCAAGAAGATATATCAGACCAGGGTTATAGGGATTTGGTTCGAATGAATTTCGTAAAACAATGGGATGTATTTAGAAAGGACCCATCTCTTATAGATTGCTATATGGATGCTCAATTGGGCATGCTATATATGTGGGCTAGAGTAGAAAATAAAACAATCGTAAAGAATATAATCGAAAGAACTCAAGATGAACTAGCTCAAGAGTTCTTATCTAAATATCAACAAAATGGAGAATAAAGAGAAATTTGCTTTCCGAAAGGTTAAAATGTCGGAAGGTGTAGAAGTAGAATTTATTAAATTACTTACCTCAGTAGAGACTAAAAATGATGAGGATGTAATTAAAGCTTTTAAAGTTCAATTATCCTCTGGAGTATTAACTTGCCATGCAGAAATGTTATCTAGAACACCAAGCCAGATAATATTTCAAACATCCCAGTTCAGTAAACCCTATAACTTTTATAAAAACTGGGAACTATGGGTATTCTCTAATATCCTGGGTGTATGGACTTTAAATAGGTTTAGGATATGATTACAATGAAAAACCTCCAAGTAGAGGATATAAAAGATGAATGGTTATATAATGCCTTAACACAGGGCATCAAGGAATGTATAACTGCTCCAGTCCTAACTTTGGACCCAACAAAACCAGAACCCATTAAGAGGGCAGAGATGATACTGGACAATTTCTCTCAGGAAGATTCTCCAGTAGTAGCTACAGTGATTGCTCCAGGCAATTTCATACAGATGATATTACCGAAACATGAGATACTTCTATCGGTAATGTTTATCTATAAAGAGAGAAATACCTATGTACAACTCATAATACAAAAACTTGCTTATGAACGAGAAAAGATTACCACCAAGACTAATGGTTCTGTTAGTAGTACTGAAGGGTGAAAAGGTATATAAAATACCTCTCGAATCAGGAATAAAATTGGACCATCTAAAAGATTTCAATACACTAAGAAGAATCCTTACTCCTTTAGTACAACTATATCATGGAGTAGGTTTTGATACTAGACTTACTTATGATGAGTTTAGTATCTTCTTTAATGACTTACAACATTTGGGGTATGAACTGCTTAATGAATATCACTTGGGTATACAAGAATTAGTAGAAGCAAAACCTATCACTGAAAATGACCAGGATATTAGGGAAATACGAAATGGGTTACTTACCTCTCTTAAATCTCAGGAGTTATCAGAGGTATTAGCTACTAAACTAAAGCAAGCCATACATGAAGTATTTGAAAACGAAAAGAAGAAAGGTGGACTAATGTACAAGGAACCCTCTTTAGAACCTATGGAGAATTCAATAATAAAAGAGGCTTTATACTTGCTAACTCCCCAATTACCTTAATAATTGAAAGGCAGCCTAATCCACTGCCTTTCATAGCGTGTACATATCCTCAGCCTCCCTAAAAATAAATTAGATATATTTTTCTATAAAAATAAAAATGCTTATATTTGCATATCAATTTTAAAATAGACAAAAATATGAAAACGAACTCAGTAACTTACAATCAGGCAGACGAACTAAATAAGGTAGTTCGCAATTTCTTAGAAAAGAAATCTACATTTGAACTTGACTCTGATGAACAGGGTAGTCTTCTTAATTTCCTAATGGGACTCTTAATCAAACTAGAGGATGATTACAAACTCAATTGCTTGGATATTAATCAGGTACAAATCTATGATACTACCTATTATTCTTTCATTTTCGAATCAATAATAACTGCCGATACTAATCCCTATAAGGGGCAATTAGCATCTGCTGCAGTTCAATTCATGAATGAATTTACCGATAACGATGGGAGGTTCATATCATTCAATCAACTCGATAGAAACAACTGGATTTTCCAACTTAATTTCTCAATCGCATGACAAAGTATAACGTTAGTCCATTAGTTGCTCGGGAGATAGAATTCTCCACGGGCACTATCTTTGGTGGTAGCTGGTGCCGATACTTTATTTCAATCACTTTACACCAATGCTATATAGAAGCAACATGGAAAACCCGTCCTAAAATGATTTAGACGGGCACAAAGAAATCTTTAACTCTTTACAGGAGTATCTAGATTGGTTTGCTAATCTTAAGAAAACTTACGGGAGGAGAATATCCCGTAAACAAATGGTATATGCTGCATACGATGAAACAACTCGTACCTTTAGTTACAAACCCTACGAGAATTGGGCTACCAGACGTTCTAAGGAGAAATTAAATAAGCCTAAGGAACCAATACTGGCCGATGAATTATACTAATCCCCCAATCAGTTAATATACCTCAGGGAGTTCAGAAACACTAACATCTGGGCTCCCTTAATTATTGCATATTTAAAATATTATTTCTATATTTGCATAAGAGAAAAATAAATATAATTATTAACCGACCTTGAACGGGGTCACAAAACTTATTTCTTATGACAACTATTAACGAAATCTCAAATCACATTATGGGTTACTTTGATGGAACTCTTGATGCTTTTGGTTACACTGCTCAATCAGTTAACGAAATCTCAAATCCGGATGAATCATACATGGGAACTCTCAATCTCCAATTCCGGGAGTATCCTATAGACGATGACGAAAAGGTAGAAACCTACTGCAGAGAATCCGATGCTTTTGAACAATACGTGATAGAATTCATTAATTCTCATTGGGATGAACATCACCCATTAAAAGAACTTAACCCTAATCATCATTACATGTCAAACTCATATGGAGATACTATCCAGGTACATTTCAATGATGAATCCCTTTTCATTATCATTACTATGACAGGGCAATATTAACAAAACCCTCTGGGAGGCACTCAAAACACCTCCCAGAACCTCTTTATTTATAAAAATAAAAGTAATTATAGAAACAAGTTTAGAAATAATTTTGTATATTTGCATAAGAAATCAAATTACTAACATTTTTAATATAGACATTATGAAAGAATTAAAAAATTTAGATGCCATCCGAGAACTGCTTGCTTCTCATCCTTTTTACACTTATGATTACACCGATGGTATTCACATTAACAAGGATAACTCTAATTCAATCTATTCAATCGACTTAGACAATGATCCTCTTGCTGCCTATATCTCTGGGTATATCATCACTTATACTTCAGAGGAAGCTCTTTTCGAAAATCTAAAGGAAAACATTACTTCCCACATGGATTTAACAAAAGGTGCCGACGACCAATACTATGATTATTCTCCTTCACAGGTAGAGGCTATCCTATTCGGAGTTCCTCAATTAACTCCAGAACATCAGGATTACATTATAACTGGACTCAAAAAACATCTCCGGGAATTTATCCAAGATGAGGAACAAGACGATGACATGATATCCCAATACACCAACATTTATAATGCTATCGAAAAATGGGAATCAGACAAAAGAGAAACCCAACTCTTTGATTCCCTGGCTGCATCAGAACTCATTAGACAACTTAATAAATAATCACTATGGTAAACTTATATAAACTCTTAAACGTATTGGAACAGGGCATGTCCTTGTTCCAACTCAATAAATGGAAAACCGAAGGCATCTGGTATCCTATTACTCAATACAAAAAGGAATCAGACGAAATTCGGGTAGTAACCAATTTATTTATCCCGGAACAAAAGGAATATCACATTCAACTTTCTGGAAATTATCCCGAAGAATCAGAAGCCTGGGACAAGTTTCTAGAGGAAAACCAATGGAAAATCTACCCATTACTTGCAAACATAATGCAAGTCTTCTTGCCCACAGGGAACTATCAATTATTCTATACTCAATATCCACAAGGATTCATATCCATAATCGCTAAGCCCCATGATAAGTAAAGAACTCAAATCACAATTAAGTATTCTCAAGGAAACTAACCCAGAATATATTCAAACCCTAAAGGATGCCATTACGGCATCCTATAAGGCAGAACTTCAGGCAATCAAACCCAGTTCTACCGAAGAAGAGGAACAACTCAATATCGAACTCAAGGACATAGTATTAAAAATACTATTTGGGCCTTTCTATAACTATTTCGTATCAGAATACGTAGTATCAGATACTATATGGGAAGAACAGGATAAACTAATCGAGGACTTATATTATTACTTCAAATCATGACACCGTATATTCAACAACAACTTAAAAAGCTATGCGATAATCCAAATTGGTATGACGATATGCTCATCTCATGGGATAAAAACCCAAGAAATCAAAGGGAAGCTATCTATAACTACCTTTCTCATGTACAACTAAATGGGTTACTAGAAAACACTCAGATAGTTTTTACATTCATAGATGGCGACATGAAACCAGCTTTCTATTTCGAAATTCCCAGAGATACCAATCGATATCTTATACTGGGAATCCTCGATGAAGCAGGTTATCCTCATTGCTGCCTATTAGGCCAACCAAAACAAATGTTTAACCCTCAACTCAATTAACATCATGGAATCAATCGTAACAATAAACAACTACCCAATCGGATGGGAATGGCTAGACAACGTACCTTTAGAGGACTTTAACTGGCTCATAGAGATATTTGCTACAATGACCGATAATACAGATACCTATGACTTTGTATTTTATGAAGATTCAGAAACCTTACCAGGACATCTGAAGAGGATATGCTCAGTAGACAAGATACCTTTAGCCAACTTCCTAAATGAAGACCAAGGCTACGAATCAGGTATATCCATGTACGGTCACTACATAGCATGCAAATGCCTTGACATATCCTCAGAAGAGGAATATATGAATCAATTAACCGATATAAGAATCCTAACTAACGAACTAGAGCCATGCTAACATCAGGTAGATTCTTAGTATCATTCGAAGTCCCGGGACCATTACCTGGGACTACCGAAGGCTTCTGCGAAGAAATGAACGTAGTGTACAGAACCGAGGAACTTAATACCTACCTCCGCTACCCCAAACAAGAAATAAACCCATGGCATAAACATAGTACCTACATAAGGCTAAAGCTAAGAGAGATCCTTAAAGTAAACCTAACAGATATAACCATAATCGATATAATATCACTACCATGAATATCATCTATCACATAATCCGAATAATACTATCCGTAGGCACCATCCTAACCCTCATACGCAATGAGAAAATATACCAAGCCTACAAACACCACCACCCAACAAACAAATTAAGGTATATAATATCACAAATCCTAATATTAATCCTATACACCTCATCACTAATCTTAGTATCCTACACATATAGGATTATACTAACCCACCTATAACCCAATACTCCCCTACCCAACACAAAAATAAAAAGAAAATCATATAGAGCCTAACTAAGCTACCATCCTAACTAAGGTACATATAATAAAATACCTAATACACATATACCCCTTATTATACTACATACATAATCAATATACCATAATACATATCAAGGTACCTCGCCGGGGGTTTTGGGGATTTAGGCAAACAAGGCAAGTGATAACCCCTCTACTATACAAAGCCACTCAACTCACTATATAGCCACTATACCATATAGCTCTACTACACACTTTAAAGGCAAACTCAAAAAGGCCTAAAAAGGCAAATAAATCCGACCATTAATGGCCCCTAAATCCCCTACCCCTAAGAGCCCTTTATATTAGTATATATTATATAATAAGTACTGGGATTAGGTAATCGGATTTGTGATTGGGCAATTAAAATATTAGGTTTTAGGGCTAAATGGTTTATAGGATTTAAGGCCTTCAAGGGGCATATTTAGGTAATATTCCTAGTAACTCTGTAATTTATTTGCTTAGTATTTATATTAGCATTAACTTTTGTATTCTAGGACAATTTTGTGATTTAGGGGTACCTTGATTACCAAGAACCATTAGGTATTATATAATATAGGTTATAGGTAGGGAAGGTAAATGGCAATCTCCATTCATGGCCTCAAGGACTAAGGTAAATATAATTCAAGGCCCTTAATAACCTACGAAGGCAATTGAGGTTATTGCATATATAATATATTATATTTATATTTGCATTGTAATAATAACTAATTAAATATAGACGTATGAAAACAAGTATTTTAACAACTGATTTTAATTTTGCAAAGAGTATTAATCTTTCATTAATTGCTGCACCTGATGCCTATCCTTCTTATCCATCAGGCATGCTAGACTTCATTAAGCCTTACTTACAGGAACTACAGGAGAACACAATCATTCCTGATTACTTAACTCTAGTATCAATCCAAACTATCGATAACCAAGATGCTGGGGTACACATATTAACCTTTACCATCAATGACCCAGAACATTTCGATGACGATGATACTGCTGGCATCACTTGCCTTGAATGCTTACGGGATACCTTTGCCTATGACCCAGAGGCATGCTTTGGTCAGGCACCTAAGGTAAACGAATTCGAAAACCTTTACACAGTAACAGTTCCTTTCACTTGCTAAATCACTAAGGGGTATCCATAACAGGGTACCCCTATTAATACATTAAATACAAACGTTATGAAAGCTCTTAATCAAATTTCAAATCTCATCATTCTTACCTTAGTAAATTACGCTAGGGATTATCCATGGGCATCTTACATTGCCAATTCACTTTCACAATTCGATTCGATATTGCCAGAACTAATGCAATCGAAAGCTAAGGAAATATCTATCTACCTTAACACGGATGATTGCCTTATGGAATTCTCATCCGAAATCCCTGACCCAGAGGAAATTGAACCCGATTTTACCTTCAACATCAAGTATATAACCTTTCAGGTATACTTCGATTAATATATTAACCCAGAGCCTAACTAAGGTATCTGGATTTTACTTACGCTAACTTAGTAAGCCCTTATAGGCTATCCTAATCTCTATAGGCTTACCATAGTCCCTATATGGCCTTATTGAATTAGGACCCAATAGGTTATTAGAGGGCAATAATAGGGATATAGCTAATCGGCCTTAATTCTTTATCACCTTAGTCGATTAATGGCCTTATCAATATACAGGTATATAACACACTTCCTAGAGGACAGGCATAGGCCATATAGGAATATCCTTATACATATCATATATGCCCACTACAAGGCGTGCGAAGATTCTCCTTGTGAACCCCCAAAAATTAAGTGCAAATATTAAGTCCTTTTTAGGGTGCAATAAATTTTTGAATTTATAGATTTTTCACAAAAATAATTTTGAAAATAAAAATATTCATTTTCTCAAAAAATTTTCTTGAAAATGTTTGTAGATTGAAATAAAGTCCGTATCTTTGCAATGTGAGAAAAACAAAAAGATATTTGAAAGATTTTATTTAAAACTTTTTAAGAAAATAATTCTCTAAAAATTTTGTAGATTAAAAAATAGTTCTTATATTTGCAATACAGAAACGAAATAAATAATACCTTATTAAGATAGTTTAAAAAGTCTTGAAAGTCTATTTGAAAAGGTAATAAAAATAATAAATAATAAAACTTTCAAGCAATTTAATTATGAAAAATCAAATTAACAAAGTGAATGTAGAAAAAGCAGTAGCAAACAGCAAAGCAAATAGTTTAATTGCTTTAGACGTTTTAAAGTCTGTGAAAGAAAAAAATCAAGGACTTTTTAAAACAGCTTTAGGAACAAAAACAGAAATTTATAAAAAAGAACTGTTTTTAGGGGCAAACGAAAAGCAAATCAAATCTTTGCGAAAAAAGTTCAGAAATGTTACTTTCAATTTTCTTTCAACGATTGCAACAAATGCAGATAAAAAACTAATTGACGGCTTTATAGACTTTTATAAACAAGTCTATGTTATAAATGATTTTTCTTTTTCTTCAATCGCAAGCGAAAATACAAAAGAAGAAAAGAAAGAGATATTAATAAAAGGGCTTGAGATTGTAAAAAAATCAATCAAATAAAGTATTAATCAGATAGGGAATAAATTTTATTCCCTATCATAAAAAT